GCGCTGCGAAGGACGGTGGCGAACCTGCCTTTGTTTGACATTGCGAACGAGAACACGCCCGCGCAGTTGACGGTAGACCAAGATAACTACGCTCCAGGAAATTATGACATCTTGCGATTGAGCAGTTCACAGGCAATAAGTATATCTGGAATTAGAGGAGGAACCAAAGGAAGGTTTTTGCGAATTTTCAATGATGGGAATTATCCAATTACTTTACTGAATGATAGTCTTCTCTCTGATGCCAATAATCGTTTCAGATTTTCAAGCAGTTATAATGCGGCTATTGCCCCGAAATCTCATACGATCATTTATTACGATTCTACTAATTCTAGATGGGTGGACGGAGAAAGCAATTCGTCTGGAACTATTATTTGTAGTATTAGTAAAGCATCGAAAAGCGTTTCGGTATTAACAAAAATAACTGGATTTACTGTGATTGAAGATAACTATAGTTATTATAATCCTGTAAGCAGTAAAATAATCATAAGAGTTCCAGGAGTTCATATTATTCATTTTGAATGCGATGTTCCAGAAATAGGAGCAGAGGCATTGTGCTACATTTATATTTATAAAAATGGAGCGCCTTTTCGTGAAAAATCAATAACTGTTAGTGAAACTACCCTATCTGCGATAATTTCTACTACTATTTTTACCGATCTTGATTACGGGGATGAAATAGAATTCTATACTTTGGTGGGATTAAGTTTATCAGCAGGCTATCAAAATATTTATGTGGCTGTCTCAAAAATGAGGTAAAAATGGCAAAAATTTCAGTCTATTCAAATGGCGGAAGCCCAACCAACGGCGATCTTTTTATTGTAGCCAGAGGCGGAACTAATGTTCGGTTGTTATACGATTCAATTGTTACCGCACTAACAGCAGTATTCAACGGACTTTATGCGGCAATTGCCAATGGCGTAACAAACGGTGATACTCACGACCATGTAGGAGGGGACGGAGCGGCGATTGTGGAGGCGGCAATTACGCTGGCAGATGTGACGACGAACGACGCGTCCACGACGAAGCATGGGTTTTTGAAGAAGCTGTCGAACCTGGCAACCAACTTCATGGATGGCCAGGGGAACTGGGACACGGTGAAGGACAGCGATTTGAGTCTGAGTGACATCACGACGAACGACGCGTCCACGACGAAGCATGGGTTTTTGAAGAAGCTGTCGAACCTGGCAACCAACTTCATGGATGGCCAGGGGAACTGGGACACGGTGAAGGACAGCGATTTGAGTCTGAGTGACATCACGACGAACGACGCGTCCACGAGCGCGCATGGGTTTGTGGTGAAGGCGACGGCTCCCGCGGCGGGACAGATCAACATTGTGGCGATTGGGAATGGGGAGACGGGCTACAGCAACAAGGCGCTGTTTGATGCGACGACGCCCCAGAATGTGGGAACGGCGGCAACAGGGACGGCAACCACGGCGGCACGCAGTGATCACGTCCACGGGCAGGCGAGTTTCATCAACATGGGTACGGGATCCACGCTGACGATCAGCGGAGGGGAGATAACGATAACAGAATCATTTCACCGGATTGATACGGAAGGGGGCGCAGCGACGGACAATTTGGACACAATCAACGGCGGCTCGACTGGAGATTTGCTGATTTTGGCGAGTATCGTGAATGCGCGTGACCCAACCCTTAAGGATGCAACGGGAAATCTAAATCTTGCTGGGGACTTTACACTGAGTACAATTGCTGACACTATCACTCTGATCAAATTTCCAAACGGGTGGTGGTATGAAATATCGAGATCCGATAATGCGTAGTTTGTCCATGTGAGAACGAAAACCGCCCCTGTAAACGCAGGGGCGGTTGTGTTGGTATGGAATGACCTGTGGGGCGTCAAAATGGCTGAATCATGGAGGGGGTGAAATTGAACATGGCTTCTCCTATTTGCAATGTCCACACTCGCAGGGGAGGATGAGTTTTTCGTCCCATGCGGCGAGGATGCGTTTGGCTTTCTGTTCGTAGTTTTCGGCCTGGGCGGGATCGCAGGCGATGCGGAAGAGGAGGTGTTCGTAGGTGTCACGGTTGCGGCAGACAACGAGGGCCTGTCTGTAGCCGCCATAGCGCATGTAGAGTTGGACTTGGACGTAGTGACGAGGATGGATGCGACGGGTCTGGTCCACGCGCTGGAATTTGAGGCTGGAGAGGGATTTGATCTCCAACAGGTCATTCTCGACGGTAACGGCGTCGATGTGGCCGCGCAGACGCTCGTCGAATTTGGAAACGAGTTCGCGCTTGTATGGCAGGGCGATGCGCGCTTCGACGAGCATTTTGAGAATGGAGGCTTCCTGGTCGTAGCCCATGTAGGACATGCGGTGGGTTTCGTCGGTGGGGATGGTTCCGTGCAGGAGTTCACGCGTGACGCGGCGCGGGCAGTCCCCTATTTTGGACATGTCGAGGCAGGCGCGGCGCGGTTCGAACCTGGAGTTGGCGGCGATGTATTCGTTGATCTGCTGTTGGAGGAGGTGGATGTTCATGGAATCCTTTCAGTTGTGGAGAATGATGATGCCGTTTTCGTTCACGGTGCAGGTGAAGCGGGCGAGGGATGCTGCGACTTGTTCTGCTGTGAATGTGGGGGTGGAATACTGACACAGGACAAGATTGAACAGGATGTTGACGCCGAATCCATTTTGACCGTAGCGCAGGATGGCGTTTTTGGCGCAGTCAATGCAGAGGAAGTAGTTGGCGCGGTAGCAACGATGATAGACGCACTCGCCGACTGGAAACTGGCTTCCACATTCATGGCAATGGACGGGACGCAGGTTGGTCTTGGAGAGGTCGAGCGCCCATTTGTAGAATGCGATGTATTGGTAGGTTTCGCCATCGAGGACGGCGCGGAAGGTGTAGAGGGGAGCGGGAGGAGCCATGCAGCGCATGGTATCATGGGGTGTACAACTTGTCAAGAGGAAGCCCCACCCCGTCAAAAACCGAATTTAGGGAGGGAGAATTGGGGCTTGACAGTTATGCAACTATTGGTTTAGAATTGGTGCGAGGTAAAAACCATGCCACTGACAAATAAGGAAAAGAGCGCCGCACGGCGCGCGCAGTTGAACAAGATCGCCAATGCGCTGGGGTTCCAGACGTGGCGAAAGTTCGAGACCGAGATCAAGAGACAGTTTGCGGATAAGGATTTGAAGGTGATGGTGCAGAGCAATTTCGTGTACGGTATTCACTGGAAACCACCGCGCTAGTTGCCGCTGGCGCGTGGACGTTCCTCCCTCCCCCAATGTCCAGCCTGTCGTGAGCAGGCTGGACAGGGAGGGCGGTTTTTCTGAAAAACTGGAGAAGCAATGGGAAGACCCATGGATACGAATTTGGATGCGCGCAAGAGGATTTTCGAGTTTATTGTAGACTACAAGCGCGCACACGATGGAAACTCTCCCACTTCGCGTGAGATAGTGGAAGGCGCGGGAATCAGTTCGACGAGCGTGGTCCATTATCACCTGGGGGCGCTGGAGCGTGAAGGAAAGATTCGATTGGAGTATAGCAAGAGCCGACGGATCGAGGTGGTGGGAGGAGAATGGCAGTGGCATGAGGAATACCTAACCCCCAACCCCTTCCTTAGCAGGGAAGAGGAGCATATTGACAATTTGTAGTTTGGTTGTATAATTATTTATATCCGCTGTGGTAGGCGGAAATACGAAAGGTCAAAGGCATGATGTTTTATCATCCCAATAATCCATCCTTCTCTCAGGCGGCTTTGGTAACTACCACGGCCGCGCGAGCGGTGTCCTTTGACCGCCAAGCCGCCGCAGAGAGGGATGGATTTTTATTTTGCGAGGGAGAGACAAGATGAGCAATCCTAAATATCGTGATGAACTTGACGATTTATTGGACCGCCCTATTGCGTACAATCCTGCGTTCAAACGGATCACACACAGCACTGTGGCAAGTATTTTCTTGAGTCAATGCTGGTACTGGTCGAAGAGACACAAGCAGGATGATGGCTGGTTCTACAAGTCACAAAAGGAATGGGAGGAGGAGACTGGTTTGACGCGTTCGGAGCAGGAGACGGCCAGGAAGCATTGCAAGGAAACTGGCGTCATTGACGAGAAATTGAAGGGTGTCCCAGCGACTTTGCATTACCGAGTTAATAAACCTAGAATATATGAGTTGCTCGGCGTCCAGTTTGCTGAAATCCCGCAAACTGAGATTGCAGGGTTTCCGCAAACAAGTTCGCGAGACATTCCCCAGTTTGCTGGAATACAACAAAGTGACGTTCCCGCAAACTTTAATAAGGAACCTGAGACTCCTCCTAAGAATCCACCTGAGATTTCGCGTGCTGCCGCTGGCGCCAAGAATATTTTCATGCTGTACGAGGAAAATATCGGCGCTTTGACTCCCATGCTGGTGGAGGAGTTGAAGGAGGCAGAGAGAAAGTATCCGAACGTATGGTTCGAGGATGGCTTCCGTGAGGCGGTGACACACAATGCCAGGAATTGGAAGTACGTGAAGGCGGTTTTGGAACGCTGGATGGTGCAGGGGAAGGGGAGCGGGAAGCCGACGACCCCGCGCGAACCCGTCCAACCGCAAGGGGATGATGGCCGCGAGATGACGAAGCCCGAGATGTTGAAGCGACCGCGAATTGCGGTGGAGGCATGAGATGAGTTGGTGGTATCCGTATAAAATTGTTCCGCGCGGAACTATAACCTTTTCTGTTCCTGATGATTCTCGTGAACCGATGGAGAGCGAGACGAAGCCCGATGGTATGTGGTGGGGTCCGTTTCACTGCAAGGAATGTGCGATCTCATGTGGAAGTTTTGGAAAGACAGAAGAACAAGCGCTCGTGGGAAACCACGGAACAGACGACGAGCGCTTTTTTCAATTTTTTTCAATGTAAGGATGATGCCATGACAGACTACTTCCCCCCTGCCCCTCCAGAGATGGATACTGCAATCCCCGTTGCGCCGACGATCCCGCATAGCCGCGAGGCCGAGGAAGCGGTGATCGGGTCGGTGATGATCAACCCTGACGCGTATTACGAGGTGGCGGAGGTGTTGAAGCCAGGCGACTTTTACATTCACCGATTGCGCTGGTGTTATGAGGCGTTCCAGAAGTTGCATGAGCGCAGGATGCCCATTGACCTGCTGACGGTGACGCAGGAGTTGGAGGCTCGGCAGTTGCTTTCGGAGGCGGGCGGACCTGCCTACCTGACCGCCCTGCTCGCGCAGGTGCCAAACAGCATGAATGCGGTGGCGTATGCCCAATTGGTGAGAGGGCACGCGGCTCGGCGGAAGATGATCGAGGCGGCAAACGCGATTGCGAAGGCGGCCTATGATACGGGGCAGGACGCGTCGATTTCACTGGCGGAGGCGGAATTGGCCTGGAGCAGGACGCGCAACGATGTGGACCACACGTCCCTGCTGGGAGCGCGTCAGATGATGAGCGCGGCGTGGGATCGGTATGAAGCGATTGTGGCGCTGGGCCGTCCGCCTGGAATTATCACGAATCTGCTGGATTTGGACCGCATCCTGCACGGATGCAAGTATGGTCGGTATTACATGATCGCAGGCCGGCCTGGAGACGGCAAGAGCGCGTTGTTGTTGACGCTGGCAAGGAATTTTTGCAAACACGAGAAGAAAAGCGTGCTGTATTTTTCCATTGAGATGCAGGAGAGCACGGACGACGGCGATATGATCTCGGGCGGGGAACTTTCGGAGAGGCTGCTGGCGATGGAAAGCGGGATCGACTCGACGGCGATTTCGGATGGACGGTTGAATGAGGATGAGGCGTTGAAGTTTACTCATGCCATCGAGAAAATATCAGACTGGCGCTTTACTGTGGACGACGACCCTGGCGTGACCCCAGACCAGATGATGGCCAGGGCGTTGCGGGTGAAGAACGAGATTGGGCTAGACGTGATAATGGTGGACTATTTGCAGATCACGGAAAGCGGCGCGAGGTTTGGGACACGCGCCGAGGAGGTTTCGTACCTTTCGAAGCGGTTGAAGCGGATGGCGAAGGAGTTGAACGTGGCGCTGATCGTGGCGGCGCAGGTGAATCGTTCGTTCGCGGCACGCGGCGATAAGCGGCTGATCCTTTCGGACTTGAAGGAGAGCGGAAGCCTGGAGCAGGACAGCCACGTGGTGATGTTCATCCAGCCGACGGAAAACACGACGGTGAAGGAGATCGAAGTGGCGAAGCACCGCGGCGGGAAGGTGGGGAAGTGCGAATTGTATTATGATGCGCCCTGCACGGAGTTCCGCAATGGGACGCGCAGGGACGAGGAAGCAGTCTATTGGTGGCAGAAGAACGGAAACGGCCACAATGGAAACGGTAAACACTAAAGGAGTGATGATGTCTGATATTCGAAACCAGACCCCCTACCCCACTGGTCCTGCGGCATTGTTCCACGCAGCCGCGGTGATGGAAGGAACGCGCGTGGAGATTTGGGCGTATTGCCCAATCTGTTGGGACCGAACCGCGCAGGTGTACGAAGGCGATGAAGGAAAGTTCGAGTGTTATCGCTGTGAGACCTGCGGGACTATTCACAAAATTGCCGTGAGGTGAAGCATGATGAAACGAGCCTGGTTTTGGTTTGGAATGGCGCTGGTTTCCATTCCCCCCGTATTGACGCTGGTCATCTATCTTGCCAATACAAGATGAGCAAGTATCACAATAGAAAAACGGAAGTGGACGGCTTTGTGTTCGATAGCCGTCGGGAAGCGAACCGTTATGTTGAGTTGAAACTGTTGGAGCGGGCTGGCGAGATATATCATCTTGAGTTGCAGCCGAAGTTTGAGATGGTTGTGAACGGGATGAAAATCTGCGATTACTATGCCGATTTCCGCTACCAGGAAGGAGAGAAAACCATTGTCGAGGACGCCAAAGGCGTGAGAACGGACGTGTTCCGTATCAAGAAGAAACTTTTGAAAGCCATCTACGGCATTGATGTTGTGGAAGTTTGAAACGAAAAGGAGAATTTGTAATGGATAACAAACCGAATTTCAAGGGCGTCGCAGAGGCGCTTGAGCAGGAAGTTTCCAACCTTGCGATCAATCTGATCCGCCGCAAGCCAAAGGCCGAGCGCGAGCCGAGCCGAAACGGACTGGCTGTGATCGGGATTGCGGCCTTCGTGTTGCTGGCCGTGCTGGACCTGATCTCGGCCATTCTTGTGGGAGCGATCACGAATGCGCTGTACGGTTTTCTGACCTTTGGCATCGGCGTTGGGTCGCTGGTGATCGCTACTGTGGGGCACTTCTTCCCCTATGCGAGCGCGAAGCAGAAACTCATCTCTGTGGTGGACATCATCCTGAGCATTGCATCCACCCTGCTGATCGGCATCCTGGCGGCCATCGTCAATGCTGGAAATTACTTCGGCGTGTTCAATTCCAGCGGACTGCAAAGTGTGTTCGAGATCATCATGCTGGTTGGTCTGGTTGTGATCGGTATCACCCACGCAATCCTGTTCTTCGCCTATGTTCTCGTGGATGAGACGGTTCAGCGAAACCAGCGCAACCTTGCAAGCAGGGCGGCGCACAGTGAGCATCTCCAAACGATTGCCATGGCGAAAGAACGAACGGCCGCGACCATCCAACTTGCTACCGACCTGACGAACATGATCCGCCAAGGGCAGGGAGGTATCCTGCGCGAGACAATCATCAACCTGACTGGCGGTGATGACCTGCTGGGAGAGATTCCCGAAGTGGTCGAACAGGTCAGCAGACAATCAGCAAGCAGACCAATGCCCCGTCCCATGTCCGTGCCAACCAAGCCATACAATCCTGGGACCGATGATCGCGTTCCAGTTGGAAGCGTCGGTTTCAGTGATATAGATTTCAGTGATAACGGCTCGGACCCTATCAAGCGGTAGACCACGCCGACGAATGGTCTACCAGTGGTGAAAATGTCGAGGAGATGGCCTCTGAGTACGAGTTAGGAGGCCTCTCCTCCATTCCCAACGCGTTAGGAGAGAATTTCCTAACGCTCCCAACGGAGGAAGTAAGCCATGACAGCCGATTTGAAATCCGATCCGACTGGCGCATTGAGCGCCGAAACGACAGAAAGCCCGTCGGTTACGCCATCTTCAAGCGTGGAAAGCCCGTCTACATCGGGTATGTGGGATTTCACTCCAAGCCCAAAGACGGATTCCCAACCTACGAAGAAATTTCAAGTCGAGGTTGAGACGCAGGTTGGCGTGCTTTTGGCGTTCGCTTCCAGGTTGGGAAAACTTGTGGAGTGGAGAAAACTGGCGTTAGGAGACGGGCGGGAGGTATATGCGCTCTGCTTCCCGCTCTCTCACTGGACAGTGGATGACGTTAGTAAAAAGTTGATGCCGCGTTAGGAGGCGTTAGGAAAGATGCAGTTCATTTATCTGATCCAATCTCAAGAGTTCTTCAAGATCGGCGTGGCGCAAGACGTTAGGAACAGGCTGGCCAGCCTACAGACGGGAAATCCTAACGAGTTAGTAGTTATTTCTTGTTGGGAATTTCCTAACGCGGAGATCGTGGAAAGGTGCGTTCACCAAAGGTTCGACGGCGTTAGGAAACGCGGCGAATGGTTTCTCCTAACGCGTTTGGATTTGGCGAACTTCGAGAAGATTTGCGCCGCGTTAGGAGGCGTTAGGAACAAGGATTTTGACAGGTCGAAGGCGAACCAAGACGAGGTAGAGGAAGCCGACGACTTTGCCGAGGATGTGCTGGAGACCGTGAAGGAAAGCAAGTGGGATTTCGAGAAGATGCACGCGGATGGATGGTACATGGAAAAGGCAAGCAACGGCAAGTACACGGATCGGTATTGGGCGTGGCGACGCGGCAAAATTCCCAACAGAGAATATGCCTACGGCGGAAAGATCGTCGACTTGCCGCTACCCTTTGACGAGATGAGGAGAAAATTCAAGCGATGAATGGGAAGCGGATCGTGCTCATTTTGGCCGCACTTCTTACTTTTGGATGCAATGGAATATTGCTAACGCCTGTTCCAAACTCTCCTAACGCGTTAGGAGCGGGATTACAGATGGAGTTAGGAGAGTTAGGAACGCCTGAACCGCGTTGGGAAACCATGATCGTGTGTAATGTGAAGGCGGAGTTGGGATTGAACCTGCGGGCGGAGGCTGGCACCGGCGCGGAGGTGCTGGAAGTTGTTCCTAGCGGGACGGAAGTTGAGACGTTAGGAAATTCTGTTATGAAAAGCGGCGGGAAATGGACCGAGGTGCGCGTTGGGAAAATCTCTGGCTGGGTGAATGCGAGGTATTTATGCCAGCCGTGAGGAAGCAGGATACGTCGCGTGTGTTTCGGGACAGGCGCAGGAAGCGAGTGAGCGGTATAGACAAACGCATCGAGGAGTTGGGAGAGTTGAACGATGAGTTTGTGCGCCTGATGGCGTTGCCCGAGGTGGACGAGGACGGGATGACGAAGCTCGCGCAGAGGTATTATGACCGCGGGATGAAGGCAATGGCGCTGAACATATTGCGCGATGCTGGTCTGGACGAGAGCGCGCTACGCGTGCAAAGTGTAGATATGTTATAATTTAGGTGGACGAAAGGAGATCGCCATGTTTGAATTTGAAGTAACTTCCGAGTTCCTGATTATTCTGGTGGCTGGCGCTTTGGCCATCTTGTTCGACTACTTCCCGTGGATTGCGGAGTGGTTCGACGGCCAGAAGGAATCAACCAAGAAACTGCTGAACGTTGGCCTGCTGGTTGTTTTTGCGGGCGTGCTGTTCGGCGGGGACTGCGCGGGCTGGTTCGTGACGAACCTGGTCTGCACCACCAAGGGCTTCTTCGACACACTCTACATCGTGTTCCTGGCGCTGGGCGTGAACTACGGCGTCCACAAGGCGACGAAGCCGAGCGAGGCGTTGAAGGCGAAGATGTTTGGCAGCGGGGATCCATCGCTGGGATAGCAGGCAATTGACGACATGGCCGCGGGTGGGCGCGGCTTCTTTTTTACATCATCGGAGGCGACATGCCAACAGGAGGACAGAATATCTATGCAGATGCTTTGAGCGCAAAGTTGCGAACGCCAATTACGAGCGTTAAACAAGAACGTGAATTGCTCTCTGACATTGGGATGCTGGTCGTCGATCTATCTGGCAAGGTTGGCAGGATGGATGAGACGATTTACGGGAACGGGAAGACGGGGATGCGTGACCAGTTGATCGCGCTTTCTGGCAAGATGGATGAGATGCGCCAGATCATTGGGAGAGTGGAACCGATGCTAGAGCACGTGAAGATGCGAAAGGCAGATTCCACGACCCAGGAAGGCGGGACAGATTGGTTCAGAATTTTTGTGCGTTATTTTGTGGATAAGGTTCTGCCCGCGCTGATCATCTCTGCCATTGTTTCCTATGTGGCGTTTCAGTTTGCGCTGGCAGTGTTCTTGAAAACGCCACCATAGGACGAACATGAGAATTACCGAGAGAATCACTTACGGCGTAAAACAGGCGGTCCAGGACGTGTTGCGGCTGAATGCCGCCACGGGCGAGACGCTGAACGGGACGGACCACTCGCATTATGACTGGGTGGGGGACGGGGGAATCCACGTGCCGATCCAATATGATACGGCACATGGAAACGGGATGATGTTTGCCATTTTGAAGGTGGTGAACGGGGCGATTATCCAGAGTTTTGCTGAGGAGGAATTTGCAAGGGCAAACGGTTCGAACGAGTTGACTATTCCCTATATGTGGCCGTATCCTGTGAAGTATATTTCGGCTGCGTCGCAGGCGCAGAAGTATTATCATGTGATGAAGAAGTATCCAGGCAGGACTATTGCTTTGGATGCAGAGGAGACGCCAGGATACCCGAACCCGCAGGGGGGAGACCATGAGGCGGTGATCCGTGAGTATTGGAAACTCGTCCCAGGACAGAAATTCATCCTGTATAGCCGACTGGATTACATCCTGAGCAATGGGTTCAATACGGCGTTCTTCGCGCAGTTCCCGCTGTGGCTTGCGCGTCCAGGGACGTATGAGCCTGTGGCGCCTTCGGCGTGGACGAAGTTGGGGAAGTCGTGGGAGATATGGCAGAATAGTTGGACGCTTCCCGCGCCGACGTATGGCGTGACGAACGGGAAGAAGGCCATTGATGGAAATGTGTTCCGCGGAGGAATTGCGGAGTTGCAAGCCCTTTTCGGTTATGAAGCGACCGAACCACCCACCCCAGAGGTAAAAATGAACAGAGTGACGATTGTGTACAAAGACGGCGCGAACATTCGAAGCGCGCCCGTTGTTTCTTCGAGCACGTATCTACGAACCGTTGCGACTGGTACGGTGTTCGAGACGAATTTAGGGGAGACGACGGACGCGGCGGGGAGCCGCTGGATCCGCGTGACGGAAAGCCCCGCGGAGTATGTCTGCACGTATTACGGCGGGGTTTTGCGGGCAAGCGTGGAGCCGATCATCTCTACGAATAACCCGCGTGCCGACGTGCGATTGACCGCCCAGGACGGAAAGGTGTATTCTGGGTCTGTGGAGTTGACGCAACAATGACGCTCGAAGTTGTGATTACCTGGCCGACGGTCCAGCCGCCACCTCCCCAAACGGGCGAGTACCTCATCGGCCTGCATGATTATCAAACGAACGATCCGTTGGGCGACCCATACACTGACAAACCGTACTATCCCCGAAATTGGCCATCGCGCCCGTCCGTGCCAGAAGTTCGTCGTTTTCAAAACCCAGACGATAAACTCTATTTGACCGAGGGCGTTGAATGGCTTTGGGCGTTCCTGTATAAACTCCGTAATCCAGCATGGTCTCTCGACACGCTCAAATTCTTCTTCCGCCGTATGACAACAACGGACAGGGCGTTCACAAACAAGGTCGCGTGGAACTCCGAAAAAGAGCCGCGTCATTCGTGGGTGCTGAACGAAAATCCGAAGGCGCGGCCTGTCCAGTTGCTTGGCATTGTCACGCCTGGGGGCAATCGTTTCCGCTATAGCGGGCGGGACAAAACCGTCACGAAGGACGGTCAGCGGCTTCCGTGTACGGGCGTCTGGAATTTGGATTATGACTGGCTGATAGCGAACATCACGCGGAGCAACGCAGAGGAGTTTGCGCGAACGCTCCCTGACTGGCTTGTGTTTACGGCGCGGATTGTCCACCCTGAAAAAATCGGCGCGCCTGTGTCGGGCGCGCCCAATGGGGTATTCAGAATCACAAACTTCGACGGGGATTTCTGCGTACCGATGATTACAACTGCCGGACGGCAGTCGGTCGTGGACGGATTTTCAGTCCGTGAGAATTGGTTGCAGTCAAACAGACTTAAGCGGCACGACTTTAGAACAACGGTGATCCGGTAACGAGTTCATACAAAACGATGAAGGCGACAATCGCTACAATTACCAATCCGATTATTAACATTTTCGATATTCCTTTCTGTTGAGCGAGAACCGCCCAACGATCTCTTCAGGATGCGCACGCAGGCAATGGCTCGCGTAAGCGGACCATACTGACCCGACTTGTACTGTGCAAGCAACTCCAGCAAAATCTGTTCTGTTTCTTCCAGTAAATCAATTTGCGTTTTCATAGTCTATCTAACTCCTGTGTAGGACGCGAGACGCAGGGTCTCATGTCCTGCATACAGCCAGCCAACGGTTTGCGTTACCCGCAAGTGGCGGGCGTAGCATCAGCCCAAAGGGTAGAATCACCTTCGGGGGGGATAAGATAATTTTGGCGGGCGAATCCCACTTGTCGGGTGGACGCTGTGTTAGGTGCGGTATTGCCTTCAAGCGCGTCAAGGATTTCACACCACAGATCGAGCGGGACTACTGCACGTTCAGCCGCGCCAGATATGCCCTGGTTTCCGGTGCGGGAACCACGCGGGGCGGCTTCGTGACATTTGCGCCCATTCTTGCACATCGGGCGAGGCGACCAGCCGGGGACAACTCCCCATAGATCAGTGGGCTTCATGCGAGTATCACCATACTGGCAATAAGTGATCTTTGTTCGTGGCAAACGTTTCATAAACGGCATCTTGCGTAAGATGCCGCGAGGATTTTCGATCAACCATGCTTCGGGTTTCATATCCGAGATAATTTGCAAGGTGCGTTGAACAAGCCGGATTGATAATTTAGCATGTTCCGTTTTCGGCAAATATGCTTCTTTACCGCCACCCCAATGATGCCCCATGACCAAAACACTAAAGGCTTCACATGGAGGACTAGCCCACACGAAATCGAAATACCCTAACGAACTTGCAGAGACATCGAAAATGCAGGCAGTGATCGAGCAATTGAAACTCGGCTCAATATCAAGCGTGATGTATTCATGCCCGCGCTTTTCAATTTCAGCGCGTCGCCTTTCACCACCTTTACCAGCGTACAGATCGAGGATACGCATTGTAAGCACCTAACGGTTTGCGTTAGCGGCGGGGATTGTGGGAACACCACTGCAACGCAAGACCTCTATTTTTTTCGCAGACTTCCCGCCGTCTGGTTCACGCTTTGTTAGGCTTTGCCATGCCATTCAAGCACGCTGTTTCAAATGCTGACCAACTCGCGAAGCCTGCCAACTTTGCGATCTCGTTCAACTTTACGCGCCTGCGGGACTGCCTGCACTTTTGAGTCGTATCACCTTTTGGGGGGGATTTCTCCCCCCCCTTGTTTTTCGCTTTCATTTGAGTTTATATTCCGTATGGCTCATCAAGTGCTTGTATGTTGTTCGTGTCGCTAAGCCTGCATCCACCAATTGAAATGCTACATCCCAGTTGTACGATTGAACAATTACGTTGTCTCTGCTTACCCAAAATTCGATCCCGTTGTAACTCATTAATTTCGAGCCGTCCTTCGTAGTTTCAATTGTTGTAATCATTTCGTATCTCCTTGTTTGTCATTGATAACGGACATTTTCCGTATAAGACCCCAAATCGGCGGCATATGCGGAATTTTTGGAGCGAGTGGCTCTGTGCAGGACGCGAGTCTTCGCGGGGCGGCAGGCCAGGCGGCCTACCCATCATTCCCGCGTCTCACGCCCTGCACAGAGCCGAAGGCGGGTCGGGCGGACGCATTGTTGGGCGTACTTTCAGCCTTCGCAATAGCCGCCTTCAAATCTCGCAGGCAGGACTCATAACCAGGAAGATAGTTATCAGCCCCGACTAATTTCAGGGCTTCATACGCTCCAAGTGCATTTCGACACGCAGAGAGCAAATCGGGTAAAGCGTCAACGTTCAAAACTCTGTTATACATAACTACTCCTTTTTCGCAAGTATACGCCCAACGGTTTGCGTAACCCGCAGGAGCGAGAACGCAAGACCACAAAATTATTTACCAGTACCACCGTGAGCCGTGACGTTGCTCCTGTCGGGTTCACGCTGTGTTAGACCCCGTATGAGACCTTCAACAAAAAGACGGGTCTTATCATGCAAGACAATTTTGCCTTTGTTTTTCTCATACCATTCTGTAGGGTCTGGATTTCCAGTAATCGCCATGCCTGCGCCAACCCAATCAGCAACCATTTCACGGGCATATACTTCTGGCATAGGCAAAGCAATCATCAGAGATTCGCGGTTCAACCTTTCGGCAACCTGTTTGAGTAAGTTATAGATGACATTCTTTCCGCCAACAAAGGCGGTAGTATCATCGGCAACTTCATCAATGAAATGTGTTTGCTCTTTCGCATCCCACAAAACGAGCGGATACCCGTCGCCGTGTGCTTGGATGTAATACCGCTCTTTGGCTGGTACTTCAAAGGTCAACCAGTAGCCCCAATGATGTTTATTGGTGCTTTCGTGATGTTGCCATGCCTGCAAAAACGCGAGTTTATCGGCGTCTGATTGATAATCATTTCTGCTTCGGCGTGTGCCATCTGCATTGAAGAAATTACGGACATACGCGCCCCACTCTTGCGGCGTGAACTTTGTCCAATCGTGAGCGATTGCCAAATGAAGCGGAACGCCAAGACGCAAGCACGCCTTGAAAACAAACCACTTATGGCGCAAAACATATTTTAGGTATTCTGTGTGTGCTTTCATAACCTTTGCCTTAGGGGTCTAACGGCTGGCTTTACCTGCACGGCGGTTTACGCCACGAAATAAAGCCAACCAATGATTTGATTATGAAGGCTCGCCTGCTTCGGTAGGCGTAGCCGTGTCAGTGTGCAAGCATTGTTGGGCTTCGTACAATTTTTGCAAGCCTTCCAATGTTCCATCTTCAAACTGCCATGCTTTGAACGCGGCGACTTTTTCGGGAGTAGACAAATCAATTTTGCATATCAAACTTGCTAATTCGGGTGTGAGCATAATTCTCCTTTCAGAAGCCCAACGGTTTGCTTTACTGGCGGGGCGGTTCTGGCAAAGTGCCTTCGCCTTCCAGTACGTCAGCGGGTGAGACCTGCTGGTTATCGGTGGCGACAGCCCCGTCCAGTGCAAGCGGTGTTAGGCGTTGTTCACCTATATCGTCAAACTCGTTTGCATCAACTTTCCATTCCGTGACTTCTGGCTCATATTTACCGCCGCGCCAAAGTGCTTCAGTTTGACCTGCTTGCATTGCAACTTCGCTGGACGACCATACGCCAAGCACGTAACTGTGCTTTTCTCTATCACCGTAACGGTACATTGTTGTTACAAAAACGCTCATGTTTGCTCCGAAACGCCTAACGGATTACATTACTTGCGGGTGGGTGGGACAGGATTCTGCTTGGGAGCAGATGAAACTTCGGGCGTGGGTAAAGCCTGATTTGCCGCAGACTCCCCACCCGTCAAGTGCATGTGGTGTTGGGCGGCACACTCGGCATTATTGGCTTCGATGAGCGATAACCATTCTTTGCCTTCGGCTTCCGTTGCTTGCTCAAACTGCATTGTGCGAAAATTGAAAACCATAACCGATTTCATTTTAGAACCTTTCTGGCAGAGGGGGATGCCGCCCAACTGTGTCTTATACGGACGTTTTCCGTATAAGACCCCAAATCGGCGGCATATACGGAATTTGCGGGTGGATTTGACTAACATTTTTAATCTCCGCAGAGGGCGGAGGTTTGGATCCAATGGGCGGGCTGGATCATGGTCCAGCCGTTGAAGTGTTCGCGGGGGACGACGTAGGAATTTGCGGGAAGGGTGTAGAGGGGGATGGCGCTCGTGTCGGGGCGGCCATAGACGGAGGTGGCCTGGCAGGTGCTTTCGATCTCGGCGGAGTAGGGGGTGGGCTCCCAGACGGCGCCCGCGTAGGGTTCGGGGGTGGCGGGGGGCGCGTCCGTGGGGGAGGAGGAGGGGGCGACGATCTGGGCGCCGACGACGCGGGGAGGATGTTCGCTGGTGATCTGTAGGAAGAGGTTGACCAGGGTTAGGATGAGGATTGAGACGGTGATCCAAAAGCCAGGTTCGCAGTATTGGGAAGGTTGTTTGTTCATGGGGGGGATTGTACAACCAGCGGGTGATTCTGTCAAGCAATGGTTGACGGGAATTTTAGTATGTGATATTATCGGATACATGGGCAGACCAAAGTCACAGTATGGACGTAAACTTTCGGCGATGGTGAGTACGCAGATGTTGGCGCATCTGCTGGCCATCGGTTATTTGAACGGGCATGGGCACGAGTATGCCGCGTCCTTGCGGATGCTCCTACGGCCCGCGTTGAAGGCATATATTGACGGGCTGGGGGAGAAGGAACGCAAGGATTTTGACGAGATTTTGAGAAACGTGTACCTGTTGGCGCTGAAAGAGGAGCCAAAGGACGAGGATTATATTGACCCTGGCGAGGAGATTTTCAGGCCGCCGAGAGGAATCAAGGTATGAATATTTCGACGATGGTGTGCGCGCTGGGCTGGGGGAGTGTATTCGTGTTATGGTGGGCGTGGCTGATGGGGGCGCTGGAGGTGGGAACGCTTTCGATCTGCGCGATGGTGTTCTTTGTGCTGATGGGCGCGGGTGGGGGAGCGATGATGCTCAGTAAGCCGACGAAATAAAAAAGCCCCTCCGCTTGGAGGGGCTTTTTGTTACGGCTTGGGCTTGGGCTTGGGCTTTGGCTTGGACTTGGGCCTGGGCGGTTTGATGGCGGGCTTGACGGGTGTATCCCACGTGATCTTGAGTCCTGGGATGTTCTGGAGGGCAGGTGAGGCGGGCGGGAGTTTGAGTTTCCCTTTGGGGTCGTAGACGTAATGTCCATCACGATTTTTTTTGAATGGCATGGGGGTCTCCTTTTCTGGGTTTGGATGTTTGGATGTACGTTCGGATGGTGTCGTAGGACCACCCGAATTTTTCGAGTTCGTAGGCCTGGCCTTCGGCGCAGGTGGCGATGATGGTGACGTTCCTGCCGCCGACGTTGTAACAGTTGTGGACGAAGTAGGGGGTGCCTTCGGGGAAGGGTTGGAAGCAGTGATTTCCGCAGAATTGGCAACAGGGTTTCATGGGAGTCTCCTAGTAGGTGGGATCGGTGAATTTGTCGGACTTGACGATGCCGCGGGCTTCGAGTTCGTGGCGGAGTTTGATTAACTCCAGCTCCATCTTTTCGGCGCGCTGTTCGGCGAGGGTGACTTTGTTCCCGAGTTCCTGGGCGCGGAGGGTGAGGAGTTGGTTCTGGGCGCGGAGGTGGTCGGTGCGGGCGTTGAGGTTTTCAATGCGGGCTTCTTCCAGTTCGGAGGGCCCTGCCCCTCCCCAGAGGCTATCGAAGAGGCTGGCGGAGGAGAGGAGGAGTTTGGTCCAGTCGGCGTTACGGACTGCGAACGGGCGGGACTTGCGGATGATTCGGACGCGAGGGGTGAAGATTGACATGGGGTTATATCCTTCGTATAGTCATGTTGGCACAATGAGGAAGCGGGGAAGGTGCTTTCTCAAAGTCGTTCAGGGTGAATCTCACCCTTGTGTGGCACGTGGACAATGCGCTTGAGGGAGGCGTGTCGGATGGCTTCGGGTCGGCGATCATAGCGGGCGGTGGTTTTGATGTCTTTGTGGCCTACCACCTTTTGAGCGACGACGGGATCGGTATCGTCTATCAGGTTGGAGATGAGGGTGCGGCGGAAGTCGTGCCAGGTGAGGGGTTCGGGGATGCCTGTCTCTACCCAACGGGCGAGGAGGATTTTGCGGAGGGCTTCACCCGAGAGGCGTCCAGCGGGGCGCATTCGGCCTGATTTGAGGATGGGGATGAAGACGCGGCCTTCGTCCAGGGTGATGCGACGGTCCAGCCAGAGGCGGAGGCGGGCGACGGCGCCGTCGAAGATGTCGGAGGTGAGGTCACGATTGCCTTTTGTGTTGTGGAAGGTGAGGATCCAGTGGTCATCATCCTTCTGGGTGATGTCGGCGAGGCGCAGGGAGGCGAGTTCTTCGCGCCGACGGCCTGTAGCAATGGCGACGGCGAAGAGGGCGGCGTCACGGTGGCCAGCGGGGGAGGGGTCACGGTCGCAGGCTTCGATGAGGCGGTCAAATTCGGACTGGGGGATGTATCGGCCGCGGGGGAGACGGTCGCCTGATACACCTTTGACGGTGAGGACGCGGGCGGCTTGCTTGCCGATGAGGGTGGCGGTTTCGTCGCTCATGTGGTCGGCGGCGAGGTCAGCGATCTTGCGCGCCCACCATCGGACGGCGGCGAGGTGCTGGTTGATTGTGGCGGGGGAAAGTTGGCGCTTTTGGAGGTGGGATAGATAGGCTTCAACTAGGGTTTTTGTGACGGGCTGGTTTTTGCGCCAATTCTCGAATCGCTGTAGGGCTGCCCAGTATTGACGGCGGGAGTGGGGCGATTTGAGGTAGGGGTCGGCGGCGAGGGCGGCGCGGATGGTTTCGAGGGAGGAGGCGCGGGAGAGGATGATCGGGGATGTCATGTTATCCTTCTTCGGCGGCGGCGGCGGGGCGTTTGCTGTAAAGGAATGATTTTGCAGGAAAATCGAGCGTTTTCACTACAATCTCTCCGAACCTGCCGAGCTGTCTTTCTACTGGACATCCAGCGTATATTTCTGCCGCCTTTTTGGGGCTAGGCGCTTCGATAACTGGCAGTTTTTCAAAGATGTTTTTGGACGTGTCGAGGGTTATTTGGTATTTCATGGGAGGCTCCTTGGTTTGTCTGATTTGGGGGAGCCTTTCGGCTTCCCCCTTTTTTTGCTAGTCATCGTTTTTTACGCTGTGGACATCATCCCAATCGTAATCTTCGGGGAGGGTTTCGGAGGAGTAAGCGCCTTCGCTCTCGATACCTTCGCGGGCAATTTTAAAGTGCCAGATTACCTTGACCTTTTCGCCGTTCTCGGTGTAACCGCTTGCAGCCCATTCGTCCATGTAGGTATCGCCATCGCCCTGATATTGCAGGTCGCTTCCGTACTCGTTCATCAGGCGGCTGGTCGGGTAGGCTTGTTCGGCCAATGTGATAGTCTTGCCGTTGTGTTCGATGGTTCCAAAATTTCCGTTCATTTCAAACTCCTTTTTTGATTTTGATTTTGTGGGCGAGTCTCTCGCCCTCCATGATCTCCAGCAGTGGCGAGTCACTGCTGGAGACGGGGGAGGGAGGAGTGATTACGTGACGTTTTCGCCCGTCAAGGTGGACGGTGACGGGAGCGGCGTTACAGACGAGGCGGGGCGTTTGTCGTAAAGAAATGATTGTGCAGGAAAACCGAGCCTTTTCACTACGATTTCTCCTCCGAGCCTGCCGAGATGTCTTTCTACTGGACATCCAGCGTATATTTCTGCCGCCTCTTTGGGGCTAGGCGCTTCGATAACTGGCAGTTTTTCAAAGATGTTTTTGGACGTGTCGAGGGTTATTTGGTATTTCATGGTATCTCCTTTTTTTGATTCGTGAGTGATTTGTCTGATTAGTTGTGATAATACTACAGTTGCACATCCGTGTCAAGGGTTACGGGGGAATTGGTACCCGTTATTTTCAGGCCGACTGGGCCGCGGCGCTGGGATGTTACTGTTTGAGCGGCATAAGCAGGGCTTCGCGCTTTCCGTCCGTGATGATGATCGGGGCGGATTCGCTGGCGAGTTGGATCGTCACGTCGTCGGCCATGCCTGAAAGCGCGTCCAGGATGAAGCGGGGATTAAGCGCTATGGTGAGGTCCGCGCCAATGTGCTGATAGTTCTCGGTGATGGAGGTCCGCACGGCGCCGAATTCCTCTGATGTCGCGCTTACGTCCGCGCTGCCGTTGAAGTAGATGGTCACGCAGTCACGGTTCATTTTGGCGGCCTGTTTGACGGCCTGCTTAAGCGCGGGGCTGGGGATGGTGACGAGGTTATCCGTGACGGGGGGATAGGCTTGTTGCCATGGGAATGGGACAGGATCGGCGGAGGCGGGAAGGGTGAGGTCACGATGGAGGCGATGCCCGTCCGCGGAGATATTGCCATAGACTTTTGCTAGGTCGGGCCGTTTCCGCGCTTCTTTACCTTTGGCAGTGGCCAGGGATAGCCATTTATCTGCAACGGGGGCGGGGGCTTCGGTGGTGGATTCGGAGAGGTCCACGCGGCATAAATGCGCGTCATTCTTTGGCTTGCGATAATAGAGGATCTGAAATGTGCGAGGTTGATCGTCTGGGTACTCCCATAAGCGGATTCCGTCGGGGGTGATTTCCAGGGCTGCGCGAGGGTGCGGGTTTTTCTTTGTGGACCCGTCCCAAGTTTTGAGTACGCCGCGCAGGGTTGCGACTTGCACGGGGGCATTCTGGGCGCCGACGGTCACATAGTCGGCAAGGTCCAGTTCGCGGATAGCGTCTAGCATGTTTTCGGGGAGGAAGTAGACGCGGGCGGGGTTATCTGTGCTGGGGCGAATTGTGCAATGTACGCGGGCCGGTTTTTGATCGGGGTTTTTCATGGCTTTTCCTTTCATTCGTGATTTTTTTTTATGGGCGAGTCTCTCGCCCTCCATGATCTCCAGCAGCAGCGAGTCACTGCTGGAGACGGGGGAGGGAGGAGCGATTACACCTCTTTTACCATTTTGTGAATGTTTGTATCAATAACAAACGTGAAGTTGGAGCGGTTTCTATACTCTTCTTTGGGGACCTCAAAGCAAGCGCGCTCTTGATTCTCGCCGCGAATAGCGCAAACGTGGACCATGCCAGGACTCACGCCTTCCTTCCAGTCTCCAAAGGCGACGGCGGCGAGAAAATCAGACGCATGGCTTTTGTAAAATTCCTGTTCGCGGAGGGTGCGCGAGTTTTCAGCCGTGACATTTTCACCCGTCAAAGCGGCATAAATGTCAGGATACCAGTCACGGCATACCGTGCGCGCGTGCTTTAAGGATTCTTCGGGATCGGTTGCGCCGTAGGATTTTTGATATACAATTTCAGGAAGGGCGGTTACTGCTATGCTATATTCGCAGTCCTCTTCATAAAAAGGCCGGCGGGCAATTTCCGGGATTCTCTCCAGTTCGCTGGGCGAGAGGTGTAAATATCCGTGGTAGGGGGTGTTTTTCCAGTGACACATTTTATTTTTTCCTTTCATTCGTGATTTTTTTTATGGGCGAGTCTCTCGCCCTCCATGATCTCCAGCAGCGGCGAGTCACTGCTGGAGACGGGGGAGGGAGGAGCGATTACACTTTATTCGCTTCTGCGTGGGCGACTTCTTCCGCGGCGAACCATGCGAGCGCATTCGCCACCTGCCGATCATCCTTTTTCATACGACCATAAAGAGCGCGGGCAATTTCGGCGGCCAGTTCGCGGCCCTCTTTTGTATACCGTTCTTTGTCCCAGTTGCGTCCGCCAAGGCAGTTGAAGCGCGCAACGGTATCAATAGCGGATTCCCCGAATTCTTCCGCGTACTCTTCCACCAGGGCGACGATCTCCGCGCGGTTGCGCTTGAAAAATGCGATGGTGTCAGAGTAGTAAATAAACCCGCTAAATCCGCCGTCAATGCCATGATTGGCAATATCTTCGAGGGATTCGCGTCCACCAAGTTGGCGGATTACAGCGTTCACAAGTTTTTCGTCCATTAGATTTTCCTTTCATGAATAGTTTGCCTGATTAGTTGTGATAATACTACAGTTGTACATCCGTGTCAAGGGTTACGGGGGAAGTTGGAGGAGCGATTACACTAGGTTCACAAGGTAGCATTGACTTTTTAGATCCGAAAATTTTTTCATGATATAAAAATTTTTATTTTAGAAAGCCTAAATTACAGGCTTAAAAATTCGCAAGTTGTTATAATTTCCATTATCGCAACTAATAATCAAGCATAAAACATTTGTTCTAAAACGGTTTTTATTCTGTTTTTGCTTTTTGTATATGCACCACCTGACTTACACAAAATCCAAAAATTTGAAATGGCAATAATTTTAGGCGATAAAATCGGATGTGCGATGGTGTATAATACTGGCGAGGAGATAAGTAATGGTTCAAGACTACCTCTCTGACACAGTGATGGCCGCCATGGGAATAGACCTATCCGAAGTGGCGAAGTGCGCTGAGATGATCTATGATGCGTGGAAGCAGGACGCGTCCGTGTGGATCGTCGGGAATGGCGGGTCGGCATCCACGGCGGGACACTTCGCCAACGATCTCGTCAAGATGGCGCGAGTGAAGGCTTTCTCGGTGGCCGACATGACGCCAGCGGTGATGGCTTATGGGAACGATACTGGTTGGGACAATATGTTCGCAGGCGCGCTCGACGTGATGATGAGGCCGCAGGATAAGCTGGTGGCCATCTCATGCGGAGGCAGGTCGGGGAATGTGATCAAGGCGGCGGAGATGTTCAGTCGGGAGAATCGGGTGGTTCTGACTGGGGATAAGCGCGACACGCCTCTCGGTTCGATGGAGGCGTTTGCGACGGTGTTCGTCCCCGTGTCGGATATTCGCATCCAGGAGGACGTTCATGTGATGGTCTGTCATATAATCGCTGGGATGGTGGCGGAGAGGACGCGTGGATGAGTTTGAGCGATGCTCGGCGGACAAGGATTTTTGCCGCGAGTGCGGGAAGCATGTTTACAAGAAGGACCGTAAGGAGAAGTACGTCTGCCCTTACTGCGGCGCCAACACACAATGCAGACACAGGCGAGTGAAGTTCTATGAGACCTGTAAATTTCATGGCGCTCCGAGGATCGAAAAGAATTATTATGGCGGTGGAAGCGAATTCAAGATGAACCAGAGTCAGTTCCCGATCACGCGGCTTGCCAGCCGTTATCAGAAGATGAAAAAGGACGGGCGATTCCTGTCGAACAGGGAGTCTATTAATCTTATCCGTCAGCGCATGGTGCAGTTGATGGACAGGATCGAGGGGAACAAGGATCCCGACAGGGTGCAGACGTTGTTCAAGTTGTGGGAGCGGTTCAAGGAGGCGGACGCGCTGGATGCGTTCACGCTCAAGAAGCAGATCGACGCGGAGTTCCAGAAGGCTTATGACGATTACAAGAGTTGGGACCAGATGGAACGCTTTCTGGATTTGGACAGGAAGATGGTGGAGAGTGAGGTGAAGATCGCCAAGGATTTGCGGGCGATTATGACGGCAGAGGACGCGTATCAGTTGACGGCAAAAATCTGGGCTTCGGTGATCGATGCTGTGCGGCAGGCTGAAGTGACCGACAAGAAGAAGTCTGAGATTTTGAGGAGGATCGAATATGAAATCGTCAATATTATCGGCGACGAGTCCAGAGAGAGAGAATCTGGCGACGAAGTTGTTGAAGGAACTTTCGACGAGGTTTTCGGAGGAAGCGAAGAAGCTGGAGTTTCCAGACCCAGTGGACTGGATGGAGACGAACTTCTACATCCCCGAGACGAGGAATGACCCTGTTTTGCGTGGTCGGCTGAAATTGCAGCCGTACCAGGCCGATGTGTTGCGCGAGGCGCTTGCCAAGGACGAGAAGGGAAATTTCAGATATTCGATCATTGTCTGGTCGGACATTAAGAAGAGCATAAAATCGACCATAGCCGCGGCGGTGAATCTTTTCCGCGCGGAGTATACGGAATGGGGCGAGTTTTACATCATTGCCAATGACTTGAAACAAGCCGACAGCCGAGTGGCGCATTACTTGAGACGGTGCCTGCAATTGAACCCGAAGTTGGGGTCGAAGTACAGCCAGCGCGGGTATCGCACGACGGGGCCGAACGGGTCGTTCCTGGAGGCCATCCCCATCGATCCGAGCGGCGAGGCTGGGAGTAATGCCGACGGGATCACGTATTGCATGGATGAGCAGACGCAGATTCTGACCAGGGACGGGTGGAAGGGCTGGGAGGCGCTAACGCTCGAGGATGAGATTGCGACACGCTCTCCTGACGGCTTATTTGAATGGCAAAAGCCGCTGGATATTTATTGCGCGCCCTACGATGGAGATATGGTGCGAATCACGCATCGTTCACTGGATGTCCTAGTGACGCCCGACCATCGCATGTACGGAAAGTTTACAGGAGGCCGTGGAATTGCGCCAGGCGTGGATGGAAAATGGAAGCGTGAATTTGTGGAATCCCTGCCGATCCGATTTTTGGAGGCAAAATATGCCATGCAGACCAGGAACTATTATCCTGTGTTGACGAGTACATGGGACGGTGGTGTACCTGCGTGGCTGACCATTCCTCCCACCGTCGGCGTCCCGTCGGGAAAGATATTACAGGAGGAGCGGATCATCTCGCCCATGGACTATGCTGAATTCATGGGATGGTTTCTTTCTGAAGGATGCGTGATCAAGAAAAAGGGCAGATTCGATGGCTTCTCCATCGGACAATCGAAAACACGTAACCCGCAGAAGCGTGAACAAATTCTGGCGCTCTTGAGACGCATGGGCTTCGTCCCGCATGAATGGGCTGGCGGGATGAATATTGTGGTGTATCACTCGGCCTTTGGAGAGATGCTTTCGCGCTTCGGATTGTCGAACGAGAAATACGTTCCAGACGACATCAAAAATATGCCGTTGCCAGAACTGAAAATGTTCCTGAAAACTTTTATTGACGGCGACGGCGCTAAGAACTGGGCGAACGGCTATGTGATCGCGGTGCGCTCGGAGCAATTGCGGGATGACCTGGTGGAGATTTCGCAGAAGTGCGGATACAGTTGTTCCTCCCATGAGACAGTAGATCGCCGCTGGCCGAAGAACCCAGTGATGTACGCGGTTTACCTGCGTTCTCAGGATGACGGACGCAGGACGACGAAAGTGAAACACAGGAACTGGAGCCTTGAAAAATATAAGGGGATGGTGTTCTGCCCCTCTGTGCCGAATGGGACGATCTATGCGCGGCGGAATGGGAGATATTACTGGACAGGAAATTCGGAATTGTGGGGAGCGAATGAAAAAGAAAAACAGAGAATGTGGTGTCTGGATGATGAATCTGAAATCCTGACAAATAAGGGATGGAAAAAGGGTGTTGATTTAACCGTTCTTGATGAAGTGGCCGTTTATGATAACGGTTATATAAAATGGGAACATCCCCGCGATGTTTTTATTCAACCCTACAGCGGAAAAATGCATCTCTATCAGCATAAGAATTTTTCTCTGATGTGTACAAACGAACACCGTCTTTTCGGACGATATTCATATTCTGGAATGCGGGAAGGAAGAAACAAATACGATCATTATGGTGTGATGCGGTCAAATGAATTAAGAAATTCTGGCTATTCATATTACCATCCAGTTCTTGTCCCAAAAGGAATTGAGAAATCAACAGACCATCCAAACTGGATACGCATTGCCCCAACAAAATTTCACGAGGAGAAATTTATTTCGTGGAAGGATTGGGTGACTTTTCTTGGTTTGTATTTGACAGAAGGTTGCACGAATGATTTTCGTGGTGTTCCATGCAACGTGAAAATATCACAACTTCGGGCGCCCCACCCACAAAAGTATGATCGGATTTATGACATTTTGCATGGGATATTTGGCGATTGGGTGAAAATTGAAAAAAGAGACGGATTCAAGATTAGCAATACCGAATTGGCGAAAATAACCAAACCACTTGGAACAACGTGGTTTAAGCGCGTTCCAAGGGCTGTCATGGAAAGCGATCTGGAAACCCTGCGTTCTTTTATGGATGCTTATATACTCGGAGATGGGCATATTGTTGAGGAAAGCGGAAGTGTTCAAATTACTTGCGCCAGCAAGGGAATGGCTGATGACCTTCAAGAAATTGCCCTGCGACTTGGAATAAGGTCATCTGTTCGCAGACACAGAACTTGGTGGAGAATAACACTTTTGAGCGGCTCTTTTTCTGTGTCCGTACACAAGGATTCGTGGAGTGAAATAAATTATTCTGGAAAGGTTTGGTGTCCTATTGTGTCAACTGGTTTGTTTATGGCGCGTCGAGAAGGCAGACCTTTCATAACTGGAAATTCGGAAGCGACACTCTCACCTACCAAGCGCGGGAAGTCATTCCGCTGGGTGGAGAGTTATGCGGGTTTCACCGAGGAATCGAAACTGCTTTATTCGCTGTATGACTTGGGGGTGAAGCAGGGTGAGTTATTATGGCCTGATAGACTATACGAAGTTACGGAAGGCACCCCCACCCCACTGGAGTTGTACGTGAATCGTGAGGCTGGGATGCTGTGCCTGTGGAATACGCAGCCGCGGTGTCCGTGGCAGACGAAGGATTATTACCGTGAGGAGGCGAAGATTCTCCTCCCTGCCGAGTTTCAGCGGATGCACCGAAACCAGTGGGTTACGAGCGAGGATACGTTCGTGCCCATGGAGTGGTTCGATGCGTGCTTCCGTCGGCCTGAGGAATGGCCAGAGGTGGATGTGAAGCGCCATCCGATGGTCATCGCGCTGGATGCGGCGGTGAGCAACGATAACTTCGGATTGCTGGTGGGATGTCGGCATCCGCAGTTCGAGAACGATGTGATGGTATGGTATGCGAAGGCGTGGAAGCCTGGATCAAGCGGTGTGATCGACTTTCAGGGGACGGAGGAGAACCCTGGCCCCGAGCGCATGGTGCGGAAACTGGTGAAGGATTACAACATTGTGCAGATCGCGTATGACCCCTATCAGTTGCACGATATGGCGATGCGGATGAAGCGGGAAGGGATTGCGTGGATCAAGCCGTTCAATCAGGGGAGCGAACGATTGATCGCCGACAGTCAGTTGCGGGATGTGATAAGGGACCGTCGGCTATGGCACCGAGGCGAACCTGAACTGCGCGACCAGGTGCAGAATGCGAACGCGAAACTGGACGAGCAGGACTCGAAGATTCGTATTGTGAAGCGGGTGGAGAGGTTGAAGATAGACCTTGCGGTGTGCCTGAGCATGTGTACGCACGAGTTACTACGGCTTAATTTGTGATGCCTTTACGATGCGTTTTGCGATCCATTCCGCAACAGGAACGGCGACTGCGTTTCCCAATTGCTTATAGCGCTGGGTATCGCTCTGCCCATCCGTCCAACCATCGGGGAAGCCCTGTAACCTTTCGCACTCAATCGGCATGAGACGGCGCACACCAACAAACGGAACATTATTACCGCCTGTTCCCCATTGGCGGGATACTGTCGGCGCGGTTCCATCTTCCTGCATTCTGATACTTCCATCTTGCTGGTGATTGTGCCAAAGGATCGGGGCTTCGTGGTTCGTTGTCAGTGACGGCGAGCCGTCACTGACAATCTCGGCATTCGCTTGACCATGCGCCATAACAATAAGCGTCGGCGTTGATCTATCCGTTATTCCACCGCTGCCGTTGTTTTGCGTGTTACTACTGGTAAGGGCTTGCGCGACTGATTGAGAAGGGACAAGAGTTGTATTCAATCCTCCGTCGCCTTTGTCGCCACTGTGCGAAGGGTTTGCTCTAAGTGAGAAGGTAATGTCTTTCCCCGCTTCTCTGCTCGGCGGAGTATTCCCTGTGCCGCTTTCGCGCTCAAAAAGTACCTCGGCGGCGCGTCCATCTCCAAGACTTGCGACAATGAACACACGTCGGCGTCGCTGGGGAACTCCGAAATATTGAGCGTCAAGCACCCGCCAGGCCACGCCATACCCGCGTTGCGCCAGCCATTGAATGATGACGTTGAAATCCCGTCCTCTGTTGCTGGATAAAAGTCCAGGGACATTTTCGATAACAACCCACTGCGGCTCAAGTTCGTCAACAATTCGTGCAAACTCGAACCATAATCCAGACCGCTCTCCAGCAAGGCCCGCGCGTTTTCCTGCAATGGAGAGGTCCTGACAGGGGAATCCCCCGCAAATAACATCAACTGATTTTCGTCCATGTGTGGCAATACCTACCTTTCGGACATCATCAAATAATTCCGCTTTTGGGAAATGACGGCGCAGAATAGATTGGGCGTTTTTATCGATCTCGCAGACGGCCACACATTCCATGCCAGCGCGCTCAAAGGCCAGATCGAATCCACCTATGCCTGAGAATAAGGATATAAAATTCATGTGTCGGGTTTACGCGGTGTTGGAACGCTGGATGGTAATCAGATACGCTTCGTTTGGGCGGCTATATATTTTAGGGTATCTTCCGCCCAGTTTTGCGTCTGTCATACGCATCCTGAACGCCGAACACAAAAAGAAGCCACCAAAACAATGGATGGATGTTTTGCCAACCAGACACGAAACCGAACACGACCAAGACTACTAACCATGCAAAAAACATTTTATTCTCCTTTTGTTAGATGCGGCGAGTGTACAACCGATTGCGTGGGATGTCAAGGGGAGAAATGATGCTATAATTAAGCACGAGGAAGACGCTGTTGATACTGAAAGGAAATGGGAAGTATGAAACACACGACCAGCCATCAATACGACATGAAACTTCGGGAAGCCAATCCGAAGATTCAAAGGGAAAAGACAGGGATTGCCATCCTGTGTCCATTCTGTGACCCGCCACACCTTCTCGTCCCAGACAAGGTATCCCCATGCGGAACGATGATCGTGGTGAAGGCGGTGCAGACCATCATGCCCGAGAAGCGGGCGAAGCGGGACAAGATCGCGTGCATGAAGTGTCACCAGATCGGCGGGGGAAATATGGTGAAGTTCATGGATGGATTCGTCCACATGCACGATTGCAGTCCTGGGACGATTATGATGGTGGAGACGCCTCCATTCTCGGCGCTGGCGAAGTTCGCGCACGGACTGGGAGCGAAGAATCCGATTCGGAAGGCCATCGAGAAGCGGAACGGGTTGGCGCAGGCGGTGAACGAGATCGACAGCACTGGGAAGAAGACAGGGAAGGTGCTGGGTTACGTTTTCTATCAGGAACAGGTGAAACATGGCGAAACCCCCAGCGCTGGCGCCAGAGAGTAATTTTCCAGACGAGGCATACAAGCGAACGAAGCAGGAATTTCCCGACGCGCTGGCAGGCGCGGGTGGGAATTTTGTGTTTACGTGGAACATCGCTTCGGCGGCGGATGCGATCACGCCATGGGGACGGAACGTGCGCGTGCGCGACCGTCAACTGCGGGATTTCTGGCCGACGGAGACCTACCTGGCGGGCGCGGTGTCGAACGTCGGCTTCCGCAACGCGACCTTCGACTGGGAGTTACGCGGCCCCGACAAGGTGGTGGCGGCGGCGACGGACATGCTGAATGCGGCGATGGCGGGAGACCAGTTCGGGTGGGCGCCGTACATGCTGAAATGGTCGGCGGACTTGTATACGCAGGATAACGGCGCGTTCACGGAGTTGATCCGTGACCCTGGGATGGATGCCAACTCACAGTTCAAGGAAGAACGAGCGCCCGTGCTGGGGATCAACCATCTGGATTCCAACCAGTGCATTCGGACGGGCAATCCTGAAATTCCTGTGCTGTACACGGACTTGAAGGGTCAGCAGCACAAGATGAAGTGGTATCAGATCATCTCGTATTCTGACTACCCCTCCCCCATCGAGAACATGCACGGCGTGGGATATTGTTCGGTGACGCGTGCCCTGCGGGTGGCGCAGATCATGCGGAGTGTGCTGCTTTTCAAGGATGAGAAGATTTCGGGCCGGCACTACAAGCAGATTCATTTCGTTTCGGGCGTTTCGCGTCAGGACATCAAGGATGAGATGACGCGCGGGCAGGAAGAGGCGAATAACTCTGGCCTGTTGCGGTTCATCATGCCTGCGATCCTGGCTTCGCTGGATCCTGAGAAACCTGTCTCGACGGCAAGTATTGACCTGGCGTCATTGCCTGATGGGTTTGACTTTGACCAAGAGATGCGCTGGTATATTAGCGGGCTGGCGTTGGCGTTTGGAGTGGACTATCAGGAATTTGCCCCGTTGCCTGGCGGGAACATCGGTTCAAGCGCGCAGAGCATGATCCTGCATCGAAAGCAGAGCGGGAAGGGGCCTGGCGTGGTGATGCGGACCATCTCGGAGAGTTTCAAGAATTACGGCGTGTTGCCGCGCGGCGTGGACATGCGCTTCAACGATAAGGACGAGCAGGAAGAACTGGAGAAGCAGGAAGTGCGGACGAAGGCCATCGAGGAGGCGGCGATTGCTATCAATAGCGGGCTGCTTTCTCCCGAGAAGGCGGCGCAGAGCCTGGTACGGCGCGGGATTTACGAGACCGAGGAGATCGAGGGCTTGGAGCAGTATTGGAAGGACATGATGGAGGCGAAGAAAGCCAACCCGTCCAAGCAGACCGTAGGCGACCGCGGCGGGAATACCATTGTGGAGGACGCGGGTCGGCAGGAGACTGGAAAGCCGAATTTGACCGTAGGCGACCGCCTGCGGAAGATGTTCGGAGGATGATATGACGACTTCCATGCTCCCCAACAGGCTGGATTGAAATGGAGATTTAGATGACCGTTAGTATTACAATACAGGTAGAAGTCCCCAAAGAAATTCTTTCTGTTGAAGATGTGCAGAGAGAACTTTCCTACATTATGGCAACGAAAACGGGACCAGACATTAAGCGTCTGTTTGAAAAGACAACCGAGGGATGGAGCGGGGAAATGAATCCACACAGTCGGTTCGGTCAAGTGAACTTCAGCATAAAAAATTATTTTGGCGTAACCACTTTCAAGACAACGGTGTTCACGTATTCGAAGAAGTATGCCATCGTGAACGAGGGGTCTCCGCGCCATCGAATAACTCCACGTAACGGAAAAATGCTTAGGTTTCGTGTTGGCTATAGAGCAGCGACGCGCCCTCGTGTAATTGGAAGCAGAGCGCCTTCACGCTTTGGAGACTTTGTAAGCACCCCCATTGTGCCAGATCATCCTGGCTTCGAGGCGCGCGAGTTTGATGATGCGATTGCGGATGAATATGCGCCGACATTTGAAAAAGACATTCAGGACGCAATTGACGCGGCTGTAGAGGCAAATTCATAAGATGAGAGTGTTTGTTGAAAATAGGTGCTGACGAGGGTTTGGTTTGTGTTGACGCGAAGGACATTCAGCGCCATCCGCACATCGACGTATAAGAACGATTATCGCGACGGAAGCAGTGGCTGGCACGTGGAGACGGGCAAGCCGCCAAAACCAATCGGCGCGGTGTGGTTGCGCCTGTATTACGTGCGGAACGGGATCGGCCTCGATTTTGTGCAGGATGTTCGGTGATATGTTATAATTTAACAAACCAGTGAGGTTGCCATGAAGAAGGACAAGCGCGAGGCATTGAAACGGGCGCGCCGTGAGGCGGCGAGAAATCGGAAGTTGGAGAAGGAGCGCCAACTGGAAGAATTTGATTCCAGCGAGGACGACGCCAATGAGGAACTTTTGGCGGCGGAGCTGGCGGAGAAGTCGGATGACATGACCGCCATGGATGCCGTCTTATACGCCGCGCCGACATCGTTCGATGAGTTGGACGCCTTGCGTTACGCGCGGGAACAGGCGGAACACGTGCGCGAGTTGACGTGGGACGTGCAGGACCTGGTGCGGAACATCCTTTACAGCCCCATGGGGGCGAAGGAGAAAGCGCGGGCTATTCAGGACGTTGGGAACGGTTTTTCGGACAGGCTGGAAGGCATGTCGGACGAACCGATGGAAAAAGGCCTGGATGAACTGGAACTGGGCGCGATCCTTGCCTACGACAAACGTCATACGGGGATCGTGGAGAGCGTCGCGGACTGGATCAACAAGAAGAAACTGACAAGCCAGGCGCGGGAAAAACTCTCGGATGATAATTTCGCGCTGGTTTACGAAGTGGATGGGAAAAAGGTTCGGAAGTATCCCATTCACGACAAGGCGCACGTGCGGAACGCGCTGGCGCGGGCGGCACAGCAGATGTCGGCGGGAGGCGAGGCGGCCGCGGATGCGAAGAAGGCGATGCCGAAAATCCGTGCGGCGGCGAAGAAGTTTGGGATCGGCGTCTCGATGGACAAGGAACGCTCTGGCGTGATGATCGAGAAGGACGCCAAAGGCGACTGGCGCTGGGTCGGCTGGGCGACGAATAAGTGGATCGATTTCGATGGCGACATCATTGCGGAGGGCGCGCACAAGGAATACCTTGAGTGGCTGGACAAGAACCGCGACATGGCGCCCATCTATTTGATGTGGCACACGCCAGGGACGGCACGCGAGAACGCGGCCGATTTCTGGATGTACGAGGACGGCTTTGTGATCCTTTCTGGCAAATTGACCGAGAAGGAAGCAGAGATCGCCCTGAAAGCAAGCACACTGACGGACATGGGAATGAGCATCGGCGCGCTGGCGCTGGAACGCGACCAAAAAGACCCGCGCGTGATCTTGAAGTATCGCATGTACGAAGTTTCGGATTTGCCGCTCGAAAATGCGGCGAATCCATGGACGGATTTGGATACCATCGTCAAGGAGGTTGACATGGACAAGAAGGCGTATTTTGAAGAACTGTTGGGGAAGAAACGTGCCGAGGAATATTTGGCGCGTACGGGATTGAAGAAGGAAGCCCTGGACGAGGCACAGATCGAGTCGAAGGAGAAGGATCCGCAGACTGAGCAGCCCGCCGCGCAGTTGGAGGCGGAAGCGCACGTCAAGGAAGATGCGAATCCCGCCCCGCAGGTTGACATCCAGGCGGTGGTCGAGCAGGTCATCAAGGAAACTGGCATGGAGGAACTTTCCGCCAAGTTTGCCCAACTGTTCGAAGCCGCGGAGAAGGTGGAGGCGCTGGAAGGCCTGGTGAAGGACCTGCAACGCGACACCGACGAGAAGTTAGCTGAAAAACTGACCCCACCCGCCCAGCGTTTTGCGTGGATGAAGCAGGCTTCGGCTTCGGGGTCGAACGACAACGTGCTCGACGAGAAGGTCGAGAAGGACAAGGCATTGAAGAACGCGATTGGGTCGCCACACTGGCTTTCGGAAGCCACTGGCACCCAAGCCGCTGTTGTGAACTAGGAGGAATTGCAGCCTCCACCCCCTGGGAAGCATACGGACCAGCCATCCGCAGTGAGATCAACCCCCACCCAGGAGGTGTGAAATGAACCGTAGTTTTGTAGATGGAACCGTTGACCCCGCGAAGGTTGGACAAGCCTTCATGGATTTGATCGGCCAGTTCGCGGTGGAAAACATCAGGAAGGCGCAGACCGTCGGCGCGCCTGTCGGCCCGTATGTGCATGGGCCTGGCGGACTCTTTGGCGTGCGCGGTTTGGAGCGCGATGTCATCTCGACCCACACCCAGATCGTCGGGTCGCTGGGCGAGGTGATCCCGATCCAGGCGAGCGTGGACACCAACCCGCTGTTCCCGTACATCACGGGATTCCTGCGCTCGGACCAACAGGAGAAGAATGCCGTCTGTGACAACCCCGCACAGGCCGCGAACTTCAAGACCTGCATCCAGACCACCGTATTCGGACGCAAGGAATTCAGGACGCGCCAGGCGGAGATCAACCGCATCGGCCAGCGCATCAACCGCGGCGAATTCATGGACTTGAACCTGCTGAACGGTCCGCTCGTGGAGAGCATGGGCGGCCTGATGCAATCGTTCATGGGTTTGACTGGCCAGAATGCGATTTTGGCGGGACGCGAGATGGTGATGCGCCTGGTGGAAGTAGGCGTGGCTTATCAGCGTTGGTTCTGCCCCACTGTCTACACTGGCAACCCTGCCAACTCCAGCGCGGGCGGCGGCTATAAGGAATTCCCTGGACTGGACCTGCTGATCTCGACCACGAAGGTGGATGCGCTGACAGGCGCCGCGTGTCCGAGTCTGTATTCGGACGTGAAGAACTTTGCGTACAAGCAGGTGAGTTCCGAGACCGACCCCGACATCGTTCGCACCATCACCACGATGATGCGGATCCTGAACCGCAAGGCCGAGCAACAGGGTCTTGCGCCTGCGGACATCCGCATTGTGATGCGCGAACCGTTGTTCTATGAACTGACCCGTTACTGGCCGTGCAAGTACAACACCGACGCCTGCACCGCGGCTGCTTCTGCAACCGCGACCTCCAGCAACAGTCTCAACGCAGAAGCCCAAGTGCGCTTCCGCGATGAGATGCGTAACGGCAAGTTCCTGATGATCGATGGTCGGCGTGTGCCTGTCATCCTGGACGACTGCATCATGGAAGAAAACAAGGCAGACAACGGCGCGATCCCCATCGGCGGCTTCGCGAGCGACATCTACTTCGTGCCGTTCACGGCGCGCGGCGGGACCATCCGCACCCTGTATTGGGAGTATTACGATTACCGTAACGATGTTCTCCCAGGCGCGGGAGATGTGCGCGCGGCCCCGACGTTCTTCTGGAGCGACAACGGCGTGTTCCTGTGGGGCTTGAAGGCTCCCGATAACTGGTGCGTGGAAGTGATCAGCAAGACCGAGCCTCGCCTTATCCTGCGGACCCCGCAGTTGGCTGGCCGCTTGCAGAACGTTGTCTACGTCCCGTTGCAGCACACCGACGATCCTCTGCCCAGCCAGGACTACCACGTGAATGGTGGCGTCTCCACTGGCCGTCCGTTCCCCAGCCCGTTCAGCGAATGGAACCTGAGCGGACCTGGATCGGGTGCGTAGTGACCGTATTCGAGATTTGGGAGGACGGGAAACCGTCCTCCCAAATTCATATCTTTGGCTGTATAATGGGGGCAGTGAGGTAGCGCGCCTTCGGCCAGGTGTGTGATGGGAGCCGCTTCCCCTCCCCCTCGCTGTCTCCACTATACAACCAAGGGAAGCTAGCGGAGGCACAGATGGACCTATCGAAATTTGATATTTTTGTGACAGGCGGCGCTGGCACGCTGGGACGCGCAATCGCACGGAAGCGCAAGGAAGAAGGGTGGACGGGCAGGCTGACGGTTTACAGCACAGATAACCACAAACACGACTTCATGCGCCGGCTTTACCCCGACGTGAACTTCATTCAGGGCGACATCCGCAACGGTGTGACGCTGCTGAACGGCATGGTGGGACACGACATCGTGATCCACGCGGCCGCTGTGAAGGTGATCCCCGACTCGGAGAAGGATTCCATTGACACCATAGACGTGAACGTGTACGGAAGCCAAAACGTGTGCGTGGCGGCGATGCAGGCGAACATCAGCCACGTGATCGGCATCTCGACCGACAAGGCGTGTCACCCCGCGAATGCCTACGGCGCGGCCAAGATGCTGATGGAGAAGATTTTCCAGGAATTTGCGCGCGTGGAAAGCAACACGAAATTCCACCTTGTTCGTTATGGGAACGTGCTGGAGAGCACGGGCAGTGTGGTGGAATGGTGGAACCGAGCGAAGGCGCTTGGCCAGCCGATCAAGATAACCTACGCGGGCATGACGCGCTTCTGGATTTCACCGCGGCAGGCTGTCGGCTATGTGGAACGGGCGATGGACTTCGAGAGCGGGCTGATCTACGTGCCGAAGATGAAGGCGCTTTCGGTTGGGAAGATGGCGGAGTATATTGTTGGAGACGAGGTGGAAATCCAGAGGATTCCGCTGCGGCCTGGCGAGAAAATCCACGAGACGCTGGTGACGGTGGAAGAAATGGACAGAACCGAAAAAGGCGATGATGCTTTCGTGGTGTATCCGTCCACGGTGACTGGGATTGACTTCTCAAAAGGCTGGGAACATGCCTATTCCAGCGACGTGGCCGAGGAACTGACTGAATCTGAACTTGCTGAATTGCTGAATGACTGACCTGCCTCCCCTCTCGATTGTGTTGGCGACCTATAAGCGTACGGCGATGGCGCTGGAGACGGTGCGCTCGACGTGCGAATATCTCGACTATCCGAAAGAGTTGCGCTCGTGGTACGTGGCGGATGATGGGAGCGTCTCAAAACATTTTGAGGCTATCCTAAATTTGTTGGAGCAACTGGGCGAACGCGTGCTGGGAAGTCACCACGAACGGATGCGCCCCGCGGGGCATGAAGATTCGTTCCATGCTGGACTTGGGTGGAATAAGGCGCTGGGGATCGCGCACCAGAATTCGGATTTTGTGCTGTTTTTAGAGGACGACTGGCAACTGGCGGAAGACCTTCCGCTGGGGATGTACACGCGCCTTCTGGAAGAACGCGGCGACGTGGGGATGGTGAGTTTCCGCATTTTGAGCATCGAGAATGAGGTGCGCGTCAAGGGTTGGGATGGCCGTCTTTTCCTGGAGTATTTGCGGAGCACGCAGTATTCCTATAGCGGCAACCCGAACCTGCGGCACGCGCGGTTCACCAAGCATTACGGCTGGTTTCACGAGGAACGTTCGCCTGGCGAAATTGAACTTGACCTTGACTCGCGCTATCGGATGATGATGGATGGTCCGAAGATTTGGCGTCCGCTGGACATCAGTCCGTGGGGCGCGTGGCATCATATCGGATCGGAGAAAACGTGGATATAACCCGTCAAAACTGGTTCGACGTGCGCGGCGATGAGACGCTGGCGCTGGACTGGCCATTAACCCCGATGAGCCACGTGTGGGAGATCGGCGGCTTCGAGGGGCGCTGGGTTGGACAAATTGCACACAAGTTCAACTGTTATGTGGACGTTTTCGAGCCGCAGAAGTGGGCAGTGGAACGGATGATCGACAAGTTCGGCGGGAACGATAAGATCGCCATCCATCCCTATGGATTGTGGATCGACAACGGCTTCCTGCGGATGAGTTCGTTCTTCACGGACGGAGCGAATGTGTTTGGGAAGCAGGACTCGGACGCACGCGTGGAGCTTGGAGAATTCAGGCTGTATTCCGATATTCTGGAGGTGTTCCCCCACCCCATCGACGTGGCATTGATGAACGTGGAAGGCGCGGAGTATTTCCTGCTGCCTGCAATGATCAAGACGGGATGGATCGAGAAGTTCGACCATTTCTGGTGCCAGTTCCATCCATCCATGGAGTTGGTGAAAGGTCAAAGCGAGAGCATCATGGATGGGATGCTGGACACCCACGACCTTTTGTGGGATTGTTTTCCGATGGCAGTTGCCTGGAGGCGAAAATGATACTTACACGAACCCCCCTGCGGATTTCTCTGTTTGGGGGCGGAAGCGACATGCCAGAGTTTTACGAAGAAGGTTTTGGCGCTGTACTTTCTTTTGCAATTGACAAATATGTGTGGGTGGGCGTCAATGATAAATTCGATGGCAGGATGCGGGTCTCGTATTCCAAGACGGAGAACGTGGATGAACCGAGCGAACTGGAGCACGAACTTGTCCGCGCGGCGATGAAGCGCTTTGATCTGCGCGGGCTGGAGATCACCTCGGTGGCGGACATCCCTGGCGAGGGGAGCGGGCTGGGGAGTTCGAGCGCGTTCACGGTGGGACTCGTCCGCGCGCTGGACAGGTACATTGACAGAAACCTGAACGCACATCCATCCGTCTATGCGGAACTGGCTTACGAGATCGAGCGACAGTATGCTGGAAAGATCGTCGGCAAGCAGGACCACTACGCGACGGCCTACGGCGGGCTGCACCTATTCAAGTTTTTTGATGATGGACGCGTGACGGCGCAACTGATTGGGATGACAAACGCCTTGCGCTATCTGCTACAGGAAAACCTGATGCTGTTTTGGACGGGAAAGACCAGGAAGGCGGATTCCATCCTGAACGAGCAGGCGTTTCGGATCACGAGCGGGAGTTCGAGGTGGAGGATAGAGAAACTGCGCGAACTTGCCATCGAAGCGAACCAGTCCATCCACAAGATGGGCGCTAAAGACCTGGGACTGATGCTGAACGAGGCGTGGGCGTTCAAAAAAGGCATTGCGACCGTGAGCGACGACTGGATCGACGACCTGTATATGGCGGCGCTCGCGCACGGCGCGTATGGCGGGAAGATTTTGGGAGCGGGCGGTGGAGGCTTCCTGCTGTTCGTGGCTGAGAAGGAACACCAGCGCGGCATCGAGGAGGCGCTTGGGTTGCGGCGCGTGCGGTTCGAATTGGAAGAACGAGGAAGTACGGTGATGGTGAAATGAAAAGAAAACTTCTTTTTCTGGACGACCGCACGAAGCGCATCCATTCGGCGCTGCGGCAATTCTCGGCGGATTACGATGTGACCATCGTGTGTAATGTGAAGGAGTGCCTGCGGGAACTTTCGCGGGAGAACTTTGACATTGTGATGCTGGACCATGACCTGCGCGGTGTGGACTTCGAGGATCCTGACTCGCCCGAGTGCGGGATGGAAGTAGTGCGCTATCTGGGCAAGACAGGCTGGCCAGAAGGAAAGCCGAAGCCTGTTTTCAAGGTACATTCTTCAAACCTGTTTGCATCACATCTGATGGTGATGGAACTGCGAAAGATCGGGCTGACAGCTTATCAGGATAGGTTCGTGTATGATGAGCCTGTGGTCCACATGACCTACGACGAGAAAGGGATTCCGAAATGAAGATTCTTGTGACTGGCGGATGTGGTTTTATCGGTTCGCACGTGGTCGAGTTGCTGGTGAAGGAGGGAAATTCCGTGACGGCGCTGGACAATCTCTCCACGGGGCGGCAGGAGAACATGGAGGAGATCAATGCACGGCGCGGAAGGCTGAACATGGGTCTGTGCGACGTGCGCCAGATACACGCGATGCGGGAGTTCTTTGAGAAAGCGCGTCCCGACGCGGTGGTGCATCTGGCGGCGCAGGCGGCCATATCGACATCGTGGACCTATCCGTACCTGGACGCGCAGGTTAACGTGCTGGGAACGCTGAACGTGATCCGATTGGCGAAGGATTATAACGTGAACAAGATCGTGTTCGCTTCGACGAGCGCGGTCTACGGGCAAAAGCGGTTTGGCAGGTTGAAGGAGAGCGACCCGTTGAAGCCCGATTCTCCGTATGGGCTTTCGAAGCTGACGGCGGAAAATTACCTGCGATTGCTGTTCCCCGCTTCGGTCATCCTGCGGTTTGCGAACGTGTATGGGCCGCGGCAGGTGCCGATTGGCGAGAACCAGGTGGTGGCGAGGATGATCGGTCACTTCCTGAAAGGCGACGCGTTCAAAATCCACGGGGACGGGAAGCAGACGCGCGATTATGTGTATGTGGAGGATGTGGCCGAGGCTGTGGCGCAGGCCATCCACGGGATGAACGGGACGTACAATATCGCTACGGGCAGGTCCATGTCAGTGGTGGACGTGGCGCGGGCGATGGCGGAAATCTACGATGTGCCGAATTATCCGTGGGAACATGACCGCGCGGTGGACGAGAGACGCGCGGTACGCATGAACCCGAGCGCAGCGGCAAATGGGATCGCGTGGAAGGCGAGGGTCCCCTTCCGTGACGGTCTGATGCGAACGATCCAGTGGTGGGAGGCCCACAATGGCAAATAATCCCGTCAAAGACGAGGAAGAAGAACGACTGGCGCAAATTTCCATCACCGAATTCCTGCAAATGGCTTCGGAGGCGAAAATCCAGTTGATCGACAGGCTGGCGGCTAATTTATTGAAGATGGGCGAACGCCATGCCCTGACCGCGGCGGAGTATTACCGTCAGAAGTTCACTGGCAAGGAAAAGGAATTTCCAGACCTGGCTTATGAGCACAAGCGCCTGGAGATCAAGTATGATGTGCTGAAACACGTGATTTCGGCGTTGCAATCGACTCTGAAGGCGGAGAGGATACTGTGATCAAGGTCCACATCAGCCCCGATTATCTGGACAAGAAGGATACTGGGGATGGAGGCATCCGCCGCGTGGTGGAGGCGATGATCGAGCATTTGCCCGCGTTCGGCGTTCAGCACACGCGTCGCATTGGCGAGGCGGACATCATTGTGAACCATGGGGCGATGTTGACGTGGAGGAAGGGCATCCCAATTGTGAATGTGAACCACGGGCTCTATTGGAGCAGACAGCCGTGGGGGCATAATTTTCAGGATGTGAATGCCGATGTAGTGGAAAGCATGGTTCGGGCCGTGGCGCACACGGTGCCGAGCGAGTGGGTTGGAAGGGCGGTTCGGCGCGGTGGATTTTTTTATCCCGAGGTGGTGTATCACGGCGTGGATGCCGAGAAGTTCAGGGCGGGGACGAACGGCGGTTATGTGCTGTGGAACAAGGCGCGGGCGGATTATGTGAGCGACCCGAACGATGTGATGACGGTGGCGGCCAGGATGCGCTCGACGCAGTTCTGGACGACAATTGGCAGGAAAGAGGAGAACGTGAAAGCGCTGGGGGTGACGAATTACGATGCAATGAAACAGATCGTGGCGAACGCGGGCGTGTATCTTTGCACGGCGCGCGAGACATTTGGCATTGGGACGCTGGAAGCGCTGGCCTGCGGCGTGCCTGTAGCGGGCTGGGACTGGGGCGGGCAGAGCGAGATCATTAAACAGGGAGAGACGGGTTATCTTGCCCCGCCAGGAGACTTCGGCGCGCTGGCAGAGTGCATTTCGCTGTGCCTGCAAGAGAGGAAACGGCTTTCGCAGAATGCGATGGAGGACGCCAGAACACGCTGGCGCTGGGAACCGCGCATCGAACAGTATGCGAACATTTTCAAGCGCGTATATGCCGACTGGTACGAGACGAGCCGACCACAGGTGAGCGTGATTGTGACGGCGTGGAATCTTGACAAGTACCTGCCCATGTGCCTGGATTCGGTGATGAAACAGACGTTCCAGGATTGGGAATGCCTGGTGATTGACGACGCACAACTGGAGAGCACGCGGTTGATCGTGGAGGACTACAAGCGCAGGGACGGACGTTTCCAGTACCTCCCCACTGCCGAGAATGTAGGGCTGCCTGGCGCGAGGAACTATGGGTTTTATCGGTCACGCGGGCGGTTCATCCGTCACCTGGACGCGGACGATTTTCTGGCAGAGAACGCGCTGGGGCTGGAGGTGGAGGCGCTGGAGAACAATCCGTCGGTGCATATCGTCTATGGTCATCTGGAAGTGGTGCGCGAGGACGGAAGCAGGACGATGCAAAACGGGGAACCTGTCCGCTCGGGATGGCCGCCAGCACAGTACACGTGGATCGAGCAGATGGCGCATTTGAATCAATTGCCGTCGTGCGTGATGATGCGGCGCGAGGCGCTGGAGCGGACGGGAGGATACCGAGACCGCATGAAGCGGAATGAGGATGCGGAATTCTGGTGCAGGGCGACTTCGCTCGGTTTTCGGGCGTTGAAGTTCACGCAGGCGGTAACGTACTTTCACCGCGAGCGCGGGGACAGCAAGGGCGCGCTGGAATGGCGCGATTTGGGTTCCGAACCAGACTGGACGGCGTGGTTCCCGTGGCGGATGGGCGCGAAAGACTACCAGCAGGCGATGACGGCGCTCGAACGGTTTGGCGGGGAACATCCGAAGCCGCATTTGGTGCCGTTTGGGGCGCAGGGAAAGCCGCGACGAGACCGAAAATTCTGGTATGTGAACGATTATGCCTACCCCGTGGTGAGCGTGATCGTGACAGTGGGGCCAGGCCATGAGGGGCTGGCGCTGGACGCGCTGGATTCTGTCCAGGCGCAGACGTATCCCGATTGGGAATGTGTGGTGGTGAACGATACGGGGACGGCGTGGCCGAAGGACCTGATGGGCGCTCCGTGGGCGAAGGTGGTGAACATGGACGGGAACCGCGGCGCGGCGGCGGCGAGAAACGAAGGCTTCAAGCACGCGCAGGGTCGGTTCATCGTTTGGATGGACGCGGACGATTACTGGCTGCCGTGGTTTCTGGAAGTGATGGTGGCGCACGCGGAGATCAACGATGGCGTGATCTACAGCGACCTGTTGATGGATAATAATGGGATCAAGATTTATCGCTACGCGGACTTCGACTCGACGCGGGTGCCGAAGACGATGCAGTACGCTGGATCGTCCGTTTTGACGCCGCGCAAGGTGGTGGAGGCGGTGATGGAGTTGCAGGGAGGATGGGATGAGAAAGCGCCAGGGATGGAGGATTGGGACTGGCAGGTGGCCGTGCATCATCTTGGCTTTTGCGCGTTCCGCGTGGACGAGCCGTTGTTCGTCTATCGGATGCAGACGAGTACCAAGAGGGAAAAGGATTATGCTAAAATAGATGCGATTCGCGCTTTCATGGATGAGAAGTGGAGCGCGTATCGGAAAGGTGAAAGGCCGCTTATGTGTGGTTGCGCTTCAACGAAAAAGACAAAAACAAGCCCCGCGAGCATGATGAGCAGTTCGGGCAATTTTGCCCCGCAAACGGACGTGAATATCGGCGAGGTTGCCGACCAGATGGTGCAGGTGGAATATCTGGGTCCCATCGAACAGACGTTCAGCCTGCGCTCACGCGTGATCCCTGGCCAGGTGTATCGGTTTGGGAACAACCCGCATCATAAGGTCTCGACCGTGATGCTGGGAGACGCGGAGTATTTTACTGGTCTGCGGGATGGGAACAACCGCCCGCTCTATGCGATTGTGAGCGGACTGGCTGTGATGGAGACGCGGGATCCGTCGGCGTTTTTAGGGACGGCGGTGGCATGATGGATTGGTTTACTGTATTGCTCTTTGGGATTGCGACTTGGAGAATTTCGTCGCTGATCGTCCACGAGGCTGGGCCGTGGAGTGTTTTCAGGAAATTGCGGGAACGGGCTGGGATTGTCCATGATGAGCAGGGCGAACCACTTGTCATTCCAGATGGGTTTTTTCCTGGCTTATTTTCTTGCGTGTGGTGCAGCTCGATCTGGGTGGCGGCGGGACTGATGCTGGCATGGTTGTTGTTGCCGATGTTCATCGGTCTATTCGCAGCGGTGATGACTTTCAGCGCGGTGGCGATTTTTGTGGAGAAGGTTGTGAGGGGATAGAAAATGATTGATTCATAATGGTTTATTTATCTGCGTGATCCCAGTTATTAGGCGTCGTCATCTTCCAAAGGCAATTGTCAATACCGCTCCAATGACTCCGCCAATTACTGAACTTATTACAGGAATAACGACGTAAAGAAATACATTGTCGCCGTGAATTACATCAATCTCTACAAGTAAAAATGAATTTTCTGATCCAACTTCACCAAGCCAATATTGAGCCTTTCCTCTATCTGACAAATCCCTCTCACACGAGGCGGCTAACGTTTGGATCACCTGCCGCCGATGACTGCCATAATGACAGCCAACAAAACGACATCGTTTACTAATAGCGCCGCCAGCCCCACGCCCAAGGCGGTCAGACGTATCTTTTGTTCGGCGGCTTGCTGTGCTTCGAGCGCGCTGTTATCGCATTGACAATGTATATCAGTACAACAATCAGCGTCGTGGTCATCAACGTAATGCTTACATTTTGGGCATTTCATTTTCATTTTAGCCGCCGTACTTTGCTTGCAGACGCTTGAACTCTGCGAGTTCTTTTTCTTTTTGCGCTTCTGCGGCTTCTTGCGCTCTTTGCTGTTTGATTTCCTTTGCCATTCCAACAACATCAACAGCAGTAACATGTTCGGCAGAGATAATGAGTATTTTCTCTAAAGCATTTTCGCCTTCGAGAGCGCAATATTTATCTCTACCATAAGGGTACACGGTTCGCTCAATTGCGTCTTGCAGTGAAGCGGCTTCGACGAAGCCGAAGTGCATACCGCACCCAATTGTATAATCACAACCTTCGCCTTCTTGCTTTTTACAAACTAAAAACTCCACGAGATTATCCTTTTCTCCGCACGAGGCGGCTAACGGCTTGCGTTAGCGGCGGGCGGGTTCTTGATGCCGCCAATCGAGCAGGTGATTATCATCAACACGTCCGCAAATTTCGCAGGGCGTACTAGCCCGTCCAGTGCACGCAGTGTTAGATTTCACGGCGTTGATAATGGCTTCAATTTCTGCCGCGTTGGATGCTTCTTCGTAGGAAATGCCCGTATATTCTTCAAGGTCAATTGCATGACCACATTTTTGACATTTCCAATCGGTGAAGCCGCAGGTTGGCGCATAATACACATCGTCGTCGTGAAAGCCACATTGCGGGCAAGTTATTTCGAGAAAGTAACGATCTCCCATTGGCAACTCCTTTAGCCGTGAAATCTAACGGTTTGCGTGAGCAGTGGGCGGAGTGAACCAGAACCACTGCCACGCAAGACCATAAAATTACGCCAGACTCTCGCCCATCTGCTCCACGCTTTGTTCGGCGTCGCCATCGAACGGGAGTAGCGCAAACACGCAAAAGCCTGACTGCAATCCGAACTGTTCACTTTCGAGAACATAGCCGATTTTGAATGCAAGCGTGCGACCAGTGTATTTCTTTGTTTCAGGATTCCACTCTTCGAGCAACACACTATCACCCTGCTGGAATTCCCTGTCATTGAAACGCACTTCATAGTTTTTCTGACCATTGGATATTGCGTCAAAATATTCATTCCAAGTTTTCAGGTGATGCAATTTTGGTAACATAATTCTCCTTGTGCAAGACAGACGCCGAACGGTTTGCTTTACTGGCGGGGCGGTTCTGGCAAAGTGCCTTCGCCTTCCAGTACGTCAGCGGGTGAGACCTGCTGGTTATCGGTGGCGACAGCCCCGTCCAGTGCAAGCGGTGTTAGGCGTTGTTCACCTATATCGTCAAACTCGTTTGCATCAACTTTCCATTCCGTGACTTCTGGCTCATATTTACCGCCGCGCCAAAGTGCTTCAGTTTGACCTGCTTGCATTGCAACTTCGCTGGACGACCATACGCCAAGCACGTAACTGTGCTTTTCTCTATCACCGTAACGGTACATTGTTGTTACAAAAACGCTCATGTTTGCTCCGAAACGCCTAACTAGGGATTGTACTGCTGTGACATACAGACCAGCGGCGCGTGATCTAAAAATTCTTGAACACTTCCGTAAATTGAGACAATCGCCGCCTTGCGTTCATCTGACAATCTCCATGATCCTCGCTTTGCTTTCTTTGATTTTCGTTTTACTTGGTATGGTTCGCTGGCTTGTTTTCCGTCGAAATAACGTATTTGCCAACACCCACACCCACCAGGACAATCTGCCAATGCTTCGCTGAATTTTGGCAGTCGGTTTGACCATCGCCGAAATTCTAATGGTGTATTGCAATGACCGCAAGCAGGTTTATCCATGCGAGCGATTGTACAACTAAACGGTTTGGATGTCAAGGGTGAAATGATGCTATAATTGGGGCATGACTGAGTTACCGAGGCGGTGCGGCCATTGCGGACACGAAGCGATGGTTGATTACGATGCGCTTGCGAGAAGGCCACTCGACAAGATCGTGACTGTCCACGGATACGTTTGTGAGAAATGCGGGAAATGGGAAGCCGTTTTTCACTCGACTGTCTCTTTTGAAGAGGCGATGCGGACGTTGAACCGTTATCCGCCCACCCACCCCAAGTATGCGTTCCTGTTTGCGAAGGCGGTGCGGAAGGCGGAGGGCATCAACAAACGCGGAGAGAATTATGGCGCGCGCAAACGTACTGACATGGCTCCCACTCGAAAGATGGGCTGAGATCATCGGGATCAACCCGTTGCATTTCAACCAATTGAATTCCACGTCTCTGGCGCCAAACAATGTGTGCGGCGATGTTTGGTTTCAATACTCGTGGCAGCACAGCGACAGGGTGGGACGCGAGGATATTGCCATGGCGATCCAGGCGGCGGAGCGGGAGATCGCGCAGGAGGTTGGGTATAACCTTATCCCTGACTGGACGGCGGAGGAGCGGCTGAGTTATCCGCAACCAGCGCAACCAGGCGTGTTTAACCTGTACGGGACGAATCCACGCTGGATGATGAATTCGGTGGAGTTGCGGAAGGGCTGGGTGATCTCGGGAGGGGTGAAGGCGAAGAGTCTCGTGCAGGCGGGCGCGGCCATTGTCAGGTCCGATGCGGACGTGGACGGGTACGCGGAGACGTGTACGGTGGTGGTGGCGACCACGGTCACGGATGCGAACGAAATCCGAGTCTATTATCCTGGGAAGGCGGGGAACGATTTTTGGGAAGTCCGCCCGATCACGGTGGCCATCTCTGGTGGAAATGCGACGATCACGTTCAAGGCGTGGCAGGTGAGCGCAGCGAATCAGATGGATGCAATCAATGCGGACGTGCTGGATGCGGAGGCGGCGGCTTCGTATGAAACGACGGTGGACGTGTATCGTGTGTATAACGACCCAAGTACGCAGGTGCAGTTTATGTGGGAATCGAGTATGGATGAATTCTGCTGTGGGACGTGTGTGGCCTGCCAGTTTGGGACGCAGGCAGGATGCTTCCACTTGCGGGAGCAGAGGCTGGGAATGGCGGCGCCGACGCCGGCAACGTGGGATAGCGCGAATCAGAAATTCGACATAGCGGAATGGAGTGCGTGCCGCGCTCCAGACCAAGCGCGTTTTTGGTATTACAGCGGATGGCAGGGAAGCGGGCTGGACAGGCCGAAGGTGCAGATGGATCCGTATTGGGAGTACGCAGTGGCGTTCTTTGCGGCAAGCAAACTGGACCGCCCTGTGTGCGGTTGCTCAAATGTGCAGCAGTTCATTGAGAAGTGGCGCAGGGACGCGGCGTTCTCGTCACAGGAGGAAGGCGGCTGGACGGTGACGCCTGAACTTATGGCGAATAAATTGGGAACGAGCATGGGCGCGATCTACGCGTATAAGCAGGTGCATCGAAATGGTGTGAGGATTATTAAGTAAACCCCACCCCCTGCCCCTCTCCAAACGGAAGAACACGTTTGGAGAGGGGAGATATGAGGAAGCGATGGAACGAGTGGAGCATGTGATCGGCGGAAGGAAGTATTCGGCGCTGACGGATGGAACAAATGTGATCATCGAAGGTCCGCCCGAGGGATTGGTGGACGAGATCGGCATGACCGAGCCGACGGCGACAAATTTGCATAATGCGTTATTTACGCGCGGGCTGTTTCGATACGAGGACATCGTGAAGCGGCCGCGAGAGTTGCAGGGCGCGTTACAGGAAGCCTTGCAAATTGATATTCAGAAGTTGAGCGAAGCCTATTTCAGGTTTTCAGGAGGTTCGACATGAGCACAAGTAACCAGGCATTGACGGCCATCAACCAGCGCGTGTGGTATGTGGAAGGCGGCGTGCATCCGACGCGCGCGCCCGAACTACTGGCGCTGGGAAAATTCAGCAGCGACCCGAGCAAGAACATCGGTGAGGATACGCGGGTGACGGCGCCCGATCCGAACAGTTTCAACCGCGATGTTCAGGTGGGAAGCGTTCAGGGGAGCGAGGAACGCGCCACCCTGGGAATCGGGATCCGCTCGACGAACCAGGCGAGCGTCATCATGGGCTGGAAGAACAAGAATTGCCGCGTGGACATCTTCGCGCTTTCGGGCAAATGCGGAAACCCGCAGGACTTTACCGAAGGCGGCGAGAAGTTCGTGTACTTCCCCGACGGGCGCATTTCCAGCCATTCGTTCGAGAACTTCGGCGCGTTCGGACGCGACGAGAACAACCCGACGAACGAAATGGTGGACATGACCAGCGAGGACTACTACGAGTATCGCTACATGAGCCAGGAACAAGTCGGCTCGGTCTCGACCACGCGCCAGATTTACACGGTGGACGTGTACACTGGCAACGACTGCGAGAACTGCCCCGACCCATGCGACCGTGTTTTGGCGACGATGGCAGGCGCGAGCGCGACCCCTGGCACCCAGCCTGTCTTGCTGTATTCGGCGGACGGCGGTGAAACGTGGACGGCCCAGACCATCAGCACCCTGTTCTCGAACGAGGACATTGTGGATGGCGCGGTGGTCGGCGGAGACATCGTTTACATCTCGAACACGGCAAACGAAATCCACTACACCGACATCGAACTGCTCTACGAAGGCAATAACACGTGGGCGCAGGTGAACAGCGGCTTCGTGGCTGGCAAGAACGCGCGGGCGATCAGTGTGGCAGACGCGCGTCACATCTGGATCGTGGGCGACGGCGGATACATCTACTTCTGCAAGAATCACAAGACAGGCGTGAAAGTGCAGGATGCTGGCGTCGTGACCATGCAGAACCTGATGGCGGTCCACGCGTATGACACCGAGAATGTGCTGACCGTGGGCAACAGCAACGCGGTGGTTTACACGAAGAACGGCGGCGTCAGTTGGCAGGGCGTGACAGGCCCCGCGGTGGGTGTAAACCTGGGCGCGTGCTGGATGTGGGATACGGACACCTGGTTCGTCGGCGAAGGCGCGGGCGGAACGGGCAAGTTGTGGCTGACCACGAACCGCGGTCAAAGCTGGAGCAAAGTGGGACTGCCCGCCACTTACAGCCGCATCTACAAGATCGCATTCATCACCGAGGCGGAAGGGTATTTGCTGGCCAGCGATGGTTCGCAGACCTATGTGCTCCGCACGATCACGGCTGGTAATGAATGGGTCGTGCTGCCGCAGGGCAAGAAAGCCGTGGCAGTGGACAATACCTTCCTGACCGACGTGGCTGTCTGCTCGAAGTACGCGAACACGGCGTTCGCGGCTGGGCTGGCCCCGAACGGGACGGCGGGAATCATCTTGAAGATGGCTGGATAAGACCCCACCCACCCCACCCCGACCCTCCCCAAATTCAAAGAGCGAATTTGGGGAGGGAGTAACGCAGGAAGCGAAGGAGAAGCGATGAAGACGCATGATGACAAGAAGGTTGTGAAGGCAGTTGATGAGGCCTTGAAGACGCAGGACAGTTTGATCACGCTTTCGAGCGGCGTGGTTTTGCGCGGGAAGAAGGCAAACCCGCTGACGCTGATCCAGGTGATGGCGAGTTTTCAGCGGCCCACTCCCCCACTGGTGTACATGAAAGCCATGGGACGCGAGGTGGAGAACCCAGACGACCCGAACTATCTGGAGGACGTGCAGGCGTGGAAGATGGCCTACAGCAACGCGATGGTGACGGCGATGATCGTGCTGGGGACGGAACTGGAGAGCAAGCCGCGCGGGATGCCAGGACCCGACGACAACGCGTGGATCGAGGAGTATTCGCTGCTGGTGAACGACATCCACCCCGAGAACAAGGCATGGCGTTACCTGACGTGGGTGAAGTTCAAGGCGATGACGGACGAAGCGGATATGGCGAAGGTTCAGGAGGTGGTCGGCGCGCTGTCGGGTGTTCGCGAGAGCTCCGTTTCAGCCGCCGAGGACTTTCCTGGGCGCGACACAGAAGGTCGGTGAGAACGACATACCTGTGACGAGGGTGGAGTTGAAGAACGGGATCAGCGCGGGTATTTACCTGCGCGCAATGGGAAGCGGGATGGTGACGCTCCAGGAGGAACACACAACCCGACTGGAGCACGGAATCTCCCTGACTGCATGGGCCGACATGCCTGAGATGGAGAAAGCGCTGGCGATTGCACAGCGAAGAAACTCCATTGCGATGCGTAACCTGCAAACCGAAGCCGAGATTGAGAAGGCCAAGCGGGACGCACATAAACCAGGCAGACGGTGACGATGAAGGAAGTTGGCCTTGAGGCGCTTGTAAAGGGTCTCGCAAAGTTTTTGGGAGACATGGGGAAAATCAATTCGTCCCTGGACAGGGTACGGAGCCATGGAACGCTGCTTCAAAAGGCTTTCGGCACGATTGGGGACGCGATGAGCGCGTTTGGAGGGCACGTTGTGCGGATTGCCGAATACGCCCTGGGGAAACTACTGGCAGATGCGATCCAATGGGTGACACGGACATTGGGGGAACTGATTCAATCGACCATCGAAGCGGGCGCGGAATTTCAGATTCTTGAACTGCGGCTGGAGCGGCTGAATTTCAATGATCTAGTTAATAGCGGGATGGAATACAACGAGGCGATGGCGGAAGCCGCCAAGTTGACAAAAGAGCAATTGGATTGGATCCAGAAACTTGCGGCGGCAACCCCCTACGACGCGCAGGATATTGCGAACGTGTATACACTGGCACGCTCGTACTCGTTCAACGCGGAGGCGGCCAGCGGACTGACGGAAACCATCATTGACTTTGCGGCTGGCATGGGCTTGGGGAATACAGAGATCGAGCGCATTATTGTGAACCTGGGGCAGATGGTGCAGCAGGGCAAGGTGACTGGGCGTGAGATGACCGACCTGGCGCGCGGCGCTTTTGTGCCTGTGAACGATATTTTGAAGCGGATGCAGGAGAATACGGGGCTGACAGGCGCGGAGTTCGAGAGCTTCCGCAACACGGGTGAGGGCGTGAATGCCTTTTTGGAAGCGTTCACGCAGATCGTGGAGGAACGATTCGCTGGCGCTTCGGAGCGGATGGCGCAGACCTTTAAGGGCGCGACCGACAACATGAAGGACCTTGTGAAGTCGATGCTGGGGATGAATGTGGTGCGCCCCATTCTGGACGCCATCGGCAAGAGACTTTCGGGATTCGTCTCGCTTTTCACTGACAATGAAGACCGCTGGAACGCGATGGTGAAGGCGACCACGCGCATCGGCGAGGAGATGGTGAAAATCCTGGATGCGGTGTTCGGGTTGCTTCCAGAGGGCGAGGAACTGGCGGACGGCTTCGTGGCGGGACTGAACGGGATCGCCGACTGGCTTTCCGATCACCGTGATGATATTGTGGACTTCTTTATCAGCGTGAGCAACACCATCAAAAACGATGTGATCCCATTTGTGCGGGACCAATTGATCCCTGCCATCGCGCAATTCGTGCGCTGGATCCTTGACAACAAGGATTACATGCTGAACGCCATTGAGCGGATCGGCACGTTTATCCATACTTACATCATTCGGACGGTGGAACGCATTGCGGAATGGGTGAACCAGAACCGCCCAATGATCGACGAGTTCTTTAAGTCGCTGGTCGACATCATTGCGAGGGTAATTCAAAATCTGACAGGTCAGAACGTGGAGGGCGGGACGGACTTCCTGAGCAGTATTTTGAGCATCATCCAGTCCATTATGACGTTCATCAACGAGAACAAAGCGGGGATTGCCGACTTCATCGCGGCGTGGATCCGCCTGAGCATTATTTTGGACGTGATAAAGACCATATTCAGCTTCCTGATCGGCGTGGTGATAGGCGTGGTGACAGTCGTGGCGAAATTGACGGCGGCCTTCATATTCATCAGCAATCCAATCGGAGGGTTGATCGTTCTTATTACGTTCCTCCTCACCATGCTGTTGGCGTTTGGAAAACAAGTTGGAACGACCATCGGACAGATCGTTTATATTTTCAGGTGGATGACGGCAATGATCATGGTGGGCGTGCAACAGATAAAGGACTGGCTGCTGGGTAGAATTCAAAGTGCGGTACAGGGAGCGGTGGCGAAATTCGAGGAGATGAAGGCAGGCGTGGTTGCCAAGGTTGTCGAGATCGCGCAGTCCGTTCAGGCGAAATTCACCGAGATTAAGACGGCTATTGCGACGCGGGTGGAAGAGGCGTGGAATACCGTCAAGGCAAAATTCGCATCCATCCGTGACGAGGTGGTGAACCGCGTAACAGAGGCGTGGAATACCGTCAAGGCAAAATTCGCATCCATCCGTGACGAGGTGGTGAACCGCGTAACAGAGGCGTGGAAGAAGGTTCAGTCAATTGATTGGGCGAAGGTGGGCGCGGGAATGATCAGCGGGATGGTGCAGGGCGTGTTGAGCGGCGCGGCGTCGCTGATCGACGCGGTGGTTGGCGCGGCTGTCTCGGCGTATGAGGCGGCGCTGGCGGCGCTGGGAATCGCTTCGCCGAGCAAGTTGTTCATGGAGGTTGGCGAGTTGACGATGGAGGGCATGGCCATCGGTATCCGCAGGGCGGCGGGGCTGGCGGCAGAGGCGATGGGGAGCGCGATGAGCCAGGTGGCGATGCCCGCGGTGGCGTTGCCGAGTGTGGCGGCGGGAGCGAGCGCGCCGACGCAGGTCTATAACTCGACGAGGAACTACAATTTGAGCATCCAGACGAGCGCGGCTTCGGAGCCGATCATCCAGGACTTCAATATGCTGGAGAGTCTGGGAGGATAAATGGCGAGTTTGCGGATTTTGGCGCCAGAAGGCACGACCAACTACATCGAGAATCCCGCGTTTCGGTATGACACAACGGGATGGACGGCGGTGGGAAGTGTGATCTCGCGGACGCTGGACGAGGCGCGCTTCAATGTGGCTTCGTTGAAGGTGGCGACGACGGGCAGCGCGCTGTATGAGGGCGCGTATTACCGAGTGAGCAAACTGGCTGGAATCAGCGAGGCGATGACGGGCAGCGCGTACGTGCGCGGCAGCGGGAGAGTGAGGTTGCGCCTGGTGGACGCGGGGGCTGGGAAGGAGTGGACGGCGGAGGTCCAGCTACGAAGCGACCGATGGCAGAGAGCCTCGGTAAGCGGGTTTTCGTCGGGGTCGGATGACGTGCGTCTGTACGTGGAAACGGCGGATAAAATCCAGTCGGTCACATTCTACGTGGACGGGGCGCAGATAGAACGGCGCCCCTACCCCACCACGTACTGCGATGGCGACCAGAATGGGTGTCTTTGGAACGTGGTGGAACATGGAAGCATCTCGACGCGGGACGGTTCGACGCGGGATGGCGGGAAGTGGATCGAACTGGCGGGATGCAAGCGCGAAGAGGAGGACCTGTATTTTACGGTGGTGGGAGGATTGGGCGTGGCTCCAATCGTGAACCACACGCAGCCATTCGCGAATGCGCCAGGGAGTTATTACCAGAACTTTAGGGTGACTGACAGGGTGATTACCTTTACGTTCTTTGTACGCGCGCCAGATGCGCGGCGCGAGGCGAATAGTCGGAAGAAACTGCACCAGTTGCGGGAAACGCTGTTCGAGATCGTGAAACCTGACCGTACGCGCGGAGCCGAGGATTTCCTGCTGGAGTATCAGGATGGAGACATCCCCGTATACTTTTGGGCGCGGTATGATGGAGGCCTGGAAGGCGAATGGGACGTGCGAAACTTTTGGGTGGAGTCGTTTCCGCTGAGGCTGCTGGCGGTGTCACCGTACCTGCTGGAGGACGACCAGGAATCGGACGCGCTGGCATTCCGTGAGCGCGCGACGGTGAACTACGTGATGAAACGGTTCGACGGCGCGTGGGGCGAGATGAACGGCGGGTTCAATACGATGGCGATGGACTTTGCGCTGGGAAGCCGCGGTGAGATTGTGGCGTGCGGTCTTTTCAATAAGGCGAACAACAAGGCGACGGCGACGGACCCTGAAATCTTTGCGAACTTCATCTGCTATTGGAACGGGACGCAGTGGGTGCAGATGGGAACGGGCGCGAACAATACGATTAACGCGGTGGCGGTGGCGCCGAACGGGGACGTGGTGGCGGTGGGAAACTTCACTTCGATTGGCGGAGTGGCGGCGAACCGCGTGGCGCGCTGGGTGCGGGCGACCCAGACCTGGACGGCGCTGGACACAGGGCTGAACGGGACTGGCTGGGACGTGTGCATCGGGCCTGACGGGAAAATCTACGTGGTGGGCGCATTTACCACGGCGGGCGCGATCACGGTGAATTACTGCGCGTATTATGACGGTTCGTGGCACGCGATGGGTTATGACCCTGGCCTGAATGCCGAGGCGTATTGTGTGGACATTACGCAGGACGGCGCGTACGTGTACATTGGCGGTTCTTTTACGGACGAATCGGGGAACTTATCCAACATTGCGGCGGAGAAGATCGTGCTGTACGACGTTTCGAGCAACCTGTTCTTCGACATGGGAGACGGGTTCAATGACGACGTGCTGGACATCAAGGCGCTGGACAGCGGGCGCGTGTATGTGTGCGGGGCATTTACCGAAGGCGCGACGAACGGGGAAGTTTATCTCTACATTGCGTGGTGGAACGGCGCACAGTGGAGCGCGATGGATGCAGGCGCGGACGACACGGTACGGGCCATTGATGTGAACAGGTTTGGCCATATCGTTGCGGTGGGAAGTTTCACGCGGATGGGGAGCGTGGATGCGGCCTATATTGCCTATTACAACGGGACGAGTTGGGTGAATTTGGATGTGGGCATGGAGAGCGCGCTGTATGCGGTGTTGATGGACGGGAAGGATAACATTTATACGGGTGCGAGTTTGAATGCCGACTACGCCAGCCTGACGACGGTGGAGAACGCGGGGACGGCGGAGACCCAGCCGACGATTTATTTGGTGGGTCCGTGCCTGCTGCGATGGATCGAGAACCAGACGGCAAAGGTGCGCGTGTATGCCGACCTGGAGATTTTGGACGGCGAGGAAGTGTTCATTGACTTTGCAAAGGGAACGATGACCAGCACAGTGCGCGGCGACCTGGCATACGCGATTTTGCCTGGGAGCGACATCCGTTCGTTTACGTTGCTGCCTGGCGAGAATGCGATTGCGGCGATGCTGGCAACGGATACGGGCGCGGTGATGCGGATGTATCACGTGCCGAGGCATTGGGAGGTGGTGGGATGAGGGAAATCAGGAATTATGAATTAGGAATTGTGAATTAGGAGTTAGGATGAGTTCCAGGTATGAGTTTTGGCTGACGGATGATAAAGGGAAACTGCTCCTGAATTTGGAGGGTTACAGTTTCTTCGCTTATTCGCGCTCGTTGCTGGGGCTTGGGACGTTTACGATGGGACTGCCCTATCAGGATTTCCGAAAGCGAATCTTTCCTGTGTTCCAACCCGACTGGCGGGTGGAGTGCTGGCGGTCGCCCGCGACGGGGATCCCGATGCGGAGGGATGCCGTCTATCTTTTGCGGAAGAAGAATATCTACACGCGAACAACGGACAACGTGCAGATCATCCAACTTTATGGGAGGAGCACGATTGACCTGCTGAACCGCCGCGTGGTGGTGCAGGCGGCAGGGACGGAGTGGACGCGCAAGAAAGGTGCAATTGACGACCTGATGAAGAGGATTGTGCGGGAACAGATGCTTTACGGGAGCGCGTTGGATGAGACGGGCGCGCTGGACAATACGCGCGCCTATCCAGAGGGCGAATTCAGCGTGCAGGCGGACTTTGGGTTGGGGCCGATTGTGACCGTGAACTGCGCGGAGACGCGCGTGATGGACGTGTTGAAGCAGTTGAAGGCGACGAGTTTTGAACTGGCGAAGGAAAGCACGTCAAACTACAAAATCTATTTCGACATTTTGCCTTATAACGTGGCGAGTTTTGCTGGATACATTCTGGACGAGGAGAATGCCGACCCAATATTGGATGAGCAGGGATTCCCGCTAGAGGACGAGACTTCGATCAGTGTGGATTCTGGAATCGGCTTACAGTTCCAGACCTTCGCGGGATTATATGGGCAGGACCGCACACTGGGAGCGGTGTACAGCGTGGAAAATGGGAACTTGGAAGGCCCGAACTACAGCATGGATCACCTGGAGGAGAGGAACGCGGTGATCGTGAAGGGCTTTGGGCGCGGGGACAGCCGCGTGAGCGACTGGGTGCTGGACAGTGTTAGAATCAACCAGAGCCGATGGAACCGCTGTGAGGTGTTCCGTGACGGGAGCCAGGAACCAGACCAGGATAACCTGGCAGACCTGGGACGCGCCGACCTGTGGGACGGGGAGCCTGTGGAGGAGATCGCGGCGGAGATATTGAACACGCCAGGAAGTCCGCAGACGCCGCGTTCGCTGTATGGAATTGATTGGGATTTAGGAGACCTGCTCCCCATCGAATATGCGGACAAGCGGTTCGATGTGGAGGTGAGCATTGTGTACGTGGCGATGGATGAGAACGGGCGCGAGACGGTGACTGGAAGGAATGA